AGGCGGGAAGGGTCCTCACACGAGGCGTCATGTATTAGTTCAATGCTGCCGCAAAAATTCCTATAGCGCTCCTTCCATTCCTTGATCCGCTCCTTCTGTAGCCCAACGCTGAAAGAGTAGGGCTTGTCGAGGAGGAAGAGAATACGGAAGCGTGGCATAGGCGCGTGCGTAATAACGTATTCGACGCCACCGGGCGCATGCTCCTGTTTGGTTTTATCAAAGGCTACAGTGTTTAGTATCTCACCTGAGTAGTCTTTTTCATAGGATAAATAATCACAAATCTGGTTTGTGATGTCAGGAAGATCGAAAGCGAGCACCTGATTGTTACGGTTGAGAAACGTTTGAAGCGCGGCCTGCTTCACCGTCGTCGTCGTTTTCATATGCGAGTACGTGGTCCAAATGACCGCGCACAAACCCTTGTCCTGTACAATACCAATACCGTCCTCAACAGACATGCCGTTGTCAATGTCGAGCATGAGGATATAGTTCTCGACCATGTTGTTGGCGATACGCTGCCCGCCGACAACCTTGCCCGAGAGAATGCAGTCGCCGTCCTTAGCTCCGATGCGGGGAAAAGACAAGTATGCGCAAAGGTCACCGAAGGTGGCCTCTGCGTTCTGAAAGTTCTTGTCCTGGCGATTGAGACCGCGCGCAATCACGACTGGGCGCGCTAAAATCTCTTCGGAAATGTTGATGTCAGACATTACTGAATTCCTGTGTTAGGCGGAGGCTTACGCAGAAGAGTCGGGGGCCATATGGCAGGGTACACCGTGCTGTCGGCTGTCATGAGCCGCCAGTCGCGTATCTCCATGTGCGTGTACTTGTTGTCAGAAGGTCGTATGACGTACTGAATGTCAGGAGTGTTGTCAAGCTTTAGCCAACAGACAATCACCCCGTGTGTGAGTTTAGGTTTCCCGTCATCGGTGAAGTCATCTGCGTGGAACCAGCATTCGTCCCCAATCTCATACTCACGTTTGTGTGGAGTTTTATTGGCTTGTTGTATATAGTTTGTGAACAACAAACGAAAGTCAGGATCGCTTGGGCGCTGTTCCTCTACGCTTTGTGGCATCACTTCGGGATTTGCGCTCTCGTTTGACATTATTAAAAAATTCCTTCACGTCAAGTTTACTTGTCGGCCCTGAACTGTAGATGTCAAGTTTGTAGGCTACCTGCATTGCTTCTTCTGGTGTCACTCCCGCATATAGCGCAGCCAACGCACTTCGTCCACCGGAACCTAGACATGCTGGTAGTGTTATATTAATACCTGTGTAGTTAGCAGCACTGTCATAAACTCTAGGCTTTTTTCCTTTTTTCCATACAAGGATTTCCCAGTCTCCTTTGGGCACGCTCTTTGGATTACATCCTAAACGCACCCACTGTGCTGCGTCACGTGCGAAAGGGAATTCACCAGAACAAGCATAAATAGAATCATCAACGGTAAATACCTTAGGGTCCGCCATCTTGAACGGGTGGTTTCCGTGTGTAATCTGGTTGTCCCATAGAATCATGTCCTTCGTTATCAGGATTGTTGTCATTGTTTTTGTTCTCCGGTGTATAGCCCTGGTCAAAAATCCATTTTCCGTTCCCACGTTCAGTGTTAGTTTTTACAGGGACAGCTTCCAGGTGCATCGGGTTAAAACACCCAGGATTGCGACATGTGTGGTCAATTACATGCCCGCTTGGCACGTCACAATTGTTATAAAACATGTACGACAAACGATGTACGTAGTATGTACGTCCTTTGTACTTGATTTTTTTGTGGCCTTTACCGTCTTGCCATTTGCCTTCATATTCCCAACAACCGGCGTGCTGTGGTTTTATCCAGCCGTCAGGAGTTAGTACACAATGTGGTACTATAAATTTAAGATGGAAGAACTTCCCATGAAGTTTGGCACACTCTTCCGCGCTAAGTGTAATTGGTTTAATAGTTTTCATCGTCAGGTCCGGCCCCACCAAAAATTTCCATAAACTCATAACAGCTAGGACACACCAGAGTGCGCTCACCTCTAATACTCACATAGTGTCCAGGCCGATCTAGCGGGAGCGGTTTTTCACAATCTGGATTACCACAAGTGCGTAGCTCGTAGAACTCACTTTCACTGTCGTCGTGGCGTGATTCATCTTCTTCATCACGACTTACAGCGTCTACTGCGCGTTCTAAGTGTTTTGGAAACTTGGTGTACGCCATGCGTTATTCTTTCTTATTATTTAGTAGACACCTGATGAAGGAAAGTATACCCGTCTTGCTAACATTACTTCTTTTGCCATTGTTTTCGCTTTGTTAACCAGCGTATTTGGTGGTACGACATTAACGTTTTCGTACAACCAAAGCATGTTACGCTCGGTGATGGGATAATCCTTTAACACATCTCGTACGTCTTTCGGTAGAACGTCATACAAGCGCATACTACGTTCGGCACGTTTGTCAGGTGGCGTCATGTGTGTCATGATCAAACCTTAATCAGTGAAACACCGTAAACTGATATGCCACGTAGTGCTAGCAGTACAAAGTTATAGGACAAACGCAGCCGCACAGGTAATGCCCTCTCATTAAGAAATATATCACATTCCTCATTGTTATCGGGCGGCTGGGAAATCACCCTGATGTTATCGATGTTAATTGCGGATGGCGCGTCACGGTGTGTAACATCAGCGTCAAAACAAATGAACGTTGTCATTGTGCTTTCTCCATATCTTCTTTCACTAGTCGCTCGATATAATCAGGGTGAATAAGCGTAAAGCGTCCGTCGCAGAACTCACTGAGAGCGCGTGTATGCGTCATGATCTGATTACCTAAACGACGGTACACCACATCATAAGAGTGTTTACTATCGTTAGTACACACGCTTGACACATGCAACACGTTGTACACGCGTCCTGACTTCTTATGAAAGTACAGTTGTCCAGGGACTACGGAGTAAGGGTTAATTGCTTTGCCCACCTGTGCGCCCCCTGTAGTCCCTAGAAAACGCGTCCTCAAGCCATAAATGTCCTATCGGAACATACCGCCCATCCTTGAAGGCGTCCATGCGCGTAGCAAAACAAACACCGTTACCGGCAAGCCTAGTGTACGTTACCACCAAGTTGCCATCAATCTGTGTACCAACAGAAACCACTTTGTACAGTCTCTCGGTGGAGGGAGCATAAAAAACGTCCTCAGCCGCTACTGACCACTCAATGTCATCATATTGCATTTACAAGCGCTCCTGTGTTCGGGCTAAGATCGATGTAGGCTTCTGTCGTTGACAGGAATCGATGCCCCACTATCTTTTGCACATCCTTGATGGAGCAGTCAACTGTATTCGCTACGCGGATTGCGCGCGTGGTAAACGTGCGTCGCCCTGAGTGCGATGACACGCCGTCAAACCCGGCACTTCGATACATACGCCCAAGGTACTTCTGGAGCGTATTGGGCCTCATGCGACCATACAGCGTGTGTATGACTGGATTGGCCCCTCTGGCGAACGGCGCGGGCACCGTCTTACGGTAAGCTTCAAGTGCTGCCCGTAACCCGTTGTTGAGAGGGACCGCACGCCCATGCCCTTTCTTGGCGATGTGGGGAGGCACAGAAAAGCCATAAACCGGGGCACCGTTGTCATCATAGTTGATGATATCGCCGATCTTTCCTTCGGCGTCACACACGTCTCGCCATGACAGACCGGCGATTTCAGCGGCGCGCAACCCGCCCTTAAACGACAAAAGAACCATGACGTAGTCGCGCAGCGGCTCCTTGCTGGTAGCAGCAATATGTGTAAGAAGCGTGTTAAGTTGCTGATCCGTAAGGGTTTTAGCTCTGCGCATGGCTCACCTGTCTAGTTATTCTGCGCACAACATATAGTCATTTTTGTAGGTTGCAAAATAGTTCCGTTTATGCTAGTTAATTTTTTACTAACTTGTCTTGACTTGTATTAACCATAGCGCTAAGGTTGTGACCTTTTGGAGGCACGATGTCTGTTACTCCCGACACTAGCGTGTCTTTGTTAAAAGTAGGTAGTGAGCTTATTTGGGTGCTTGTTGCCATGCTTGGCGGTATTGCGCGCTATTTGGATTCGTACATTCGCACGGGTGATCGCCCGCGCCTTGGTCTTTTAGTTGCACACGCGCTCGTTAGCGGTTTTTCCGGTTACATGGTAGCTCAAGCAATGCTTCAATTCTCTGTGAATTGGGCCATGGTCGCTGCTGGTGTCGGCGGGTATTTAGGAACACAGGGTCTCGACTGGTTAGCCTCAGTTCTTCGTGACAAAGTAATGGGCGGTACCATTCCTCCGAAGCCGGAAGATAAAAAGCCGGAGATGCCTAATGCATAAGTGTATTTTGAAAAGTTTTTATTTTGTGCTCAGTCTTTTACTTCTGCGTGGCCTTGTTGCTGCTAGTATGGGTATGTGGTCTGCCGGCTATAATGAGCAGGTAGGCCAGTGGGCTTTCGTAATGGCAGGTGTGTTCGGTCACTTCGGGGCGTCGGCAATTGAATACGTGTTTGATCTTATCGCACGTGATGTCAATTCAGCCAATGCGGAGCGTGTATCACAGGAACATACGCTTTTCTAATGCGCCCGCCCTGACGGCGTGCCTGCTTCATAGCTACTATTTTAGCCATTAACTTGTTTAACCACAGTTCGCACGCGGCCTGTTCGTAAACCAGCGTGTGCATAAAACACATGTTGTTTCGGTAGATTTGGTCGTATAGATGATAGCGTAGACGACACAAGTCAGCAGCACAAAGAAGGCGCTGACCTTCCCATTTGTCTAACGCTTCCTGCCACAAAGGCGTGAGATCAGAAGAAATAGACACAGATGTCAGTTCCGGTATGGCCTTGTAGACCATACCGAATCTGTCACATATAGGGGTCTGTTCGTCAGGGAACGCCCCCGTATAGTTGATGAATTGTGCTTCCAGTTTCTGCATTCGTGGAAGAAACATATGCGCTCCCGCATCATTGCTTGTGGTCTAGTTGTACTGACTTTCCCGGTGCCGTAACGCCACGGATAACTCCACTAGGTCCCAACTCTTGTAGGACAATTGCTCTAGCCTGTCTACATTCATCAGGCCCTGTAACGTCGGTAAACTTACGGCTAACAGTAACCCCATCGTCTTTAAGAACATGTGTTACAAGATTTCCTAGCAGTGAATGATTGAATAGCTGTGGCGCGTAATCAGCCGTGTTAGCGCTGTTATCCTCGCGTTCACGCCACTTTGTAGTCATCGGAGCTAGTGTGCCAATAATTGTGGGAATATCAATGTCGTTAGGCTCTACCTCTGCGATTTGACAAGCACCTAGTGCTCCTACAGCACTTACCAGATTGAGGACACGGAGTACGTGTTCAATATCTTCGCGTGAAGCTTTTTTCTGCACCGGAGCCGGTACAACTTTCTCAGAGACCGTAGGCCGTGATGCCGTTGTAACCTGAGTTCGGTTCTCAGGAAGGCCTGTGATAACGACTGTCCAAAGTGCTAGGACTGCCACTAAGCTCCAAGTGATTAACATCTTTGTCCTCATTAACGATCTCCGTCGTTTTGAAGTGGTCCGCGAGCTTCCAAGCGTTGCAGATACGCAGCACGTCACGGACATAACGCTGTTTATCTGCGTCGTCGGTGCCTACCCAAATAGGACCAACAAACTTAATGAACTCTTCCGGTGTAGCCGTATGATCACGCCAACCAGCGTAAGCAGGCTCCAGGTCTAGGCGCTTCCAGTAGCCAGCAATGAATGCCGCTTCGTCGGTGAAGTGTACGTACCACTCCCTACCGTCGTGCGCATCGTATTGCACCTTATAACCGTACGGCGCCATGTACTTACGCCACTTTGCTCCGGCGTAGTTATTATGCCGTGATGCAAGGCCGGTACCACCCCAGCCGCTTTCCAGCGCCCACTGAGCCAGGGTGATACCGCGCAAATGCGGAAACTCAATCTTAGCTGCGGCGTAGGCTACCGCCAGTTTCTCAAAATTCTTCTTCACAGTGGTTGGAAACATGGTTCGCTCACTTCATAACACACCTCCTGGTTAGAGGTTTGGGTGATTTCTTTAATCACTATGCCCGCAGACCCTACCATGCCCGCGTACCCTGCGTCAAGTAACCCTGTTTTTAACCTTAATTTGGTCTAGACCTTGCCCGCACACCAAGTTTCATGGTTTGGATGGGGCGTAAAAGCAGGAGTTATGCGATGGACAAGCCTTTTGGAACACGCCCTATGACTATTGACGAACTTAGTTTCATTCTTATGACTACGAATGGCGACTGGCGCGTGTTCGTCGGTAAGAATAAAGCTGTCCCGTCAGGTATTTTTTGTAACAGCAACTATGTGTATCTAAACATTACTCATGTACAAGATGTAGGCCTTAATGTCCACGACCTTTGGGAGGTTGTTGACCAGGAAATAGAAGTTATGCGTGTAACCCCTGACGGCATTGATAACATCGTTGACATGCGGGCAGTATTTGCTGATCCTATGGGTACAATTGCAGTCGTGGATGTAGAAGTTAACCCGGCAGATAAAAGTATTACTCTGCTTACTAAAGAGGTTTTAGCATGATTTTAAACTTTCATATGCACTCCGGTAATGTAGTCTCAATAAGGGGTGTTAAGGATTACACTATTACGACCAAGTCTTCTCCTGGGCCAATTACAGAGTTTGAGATTACTTACAAGGACGGTGTAACTTTAGGGCGGGAGCCTGTGGCACTAATTTCAACAATTGACTTGACCCGTGTTGAAGCTGTAACGTTGTTGGCGGAAGCAGATGAAGAAAAATAGTGAGGACTACCTAATCGCCTACTTCGATAGAGCAGATAATGTGCGTTACTGCACTGCGTCTGGTGTTAGCGAAACTGGAGCCATCAAGGCGTCAGGCGTCAGTAGGCGTAAGGTAATTCTTATACACAAGAAAGCTGCCGTAAACAAAGTATACACTAAAACGGATCAGTAGCTCAGCGGTAGAGCGGTGGGCTTTTAACCCGACGGCCGTAGGTTCGATCCCTACCTGATCCTCCACTTTTTGCGAGATTGTAATGTACGCACCACGCTATTCAATATACGTGAAAAGATTACCAGAACGTAAATGTTGGGTTACGCTCAATAACCAACATCACAGAGAATGGTGGCTTCCTCATAGCGAGTTTGCTAAGGTGTTTCCACGAAAGACGCCGATGTGTGTCTATCCTGAGTATGCGCGCTGTAAACTGATATGGTGGACAGCCGCCCCTGCCAACTTCTTCACACCCTAAGGGAGACTGAAATGCGTATGCAGTTGGATAAGCGTGAAGTCACCACCATTGGTGGCGGTGACACGATTAAGCTTCGAATTGCCTCGAACGCGAAGGCATTCAAGGCGCTTATTGACAAGCTCTACTCTGACAAGCCACGCGCTGTTGTGCGTGAGTTGTGGTCCAACGCTTATGATGCGCATACCGCTATCGGTAAGCCTGATCTCCCATTTCATACACATGTTCCTACCACATTTGAGCCTTGGTTTTCAGTTCGTGACTTCGGTCCTGGTATGGACGCGAAGTTCGTCGAGACGCTGTATCGCACGGTTTTCGAGTCCACCAAGGATCAGGACAACAACGCTGTCGGCAAGTGGGGCCTCGGTTCAAAGTCTCCGTGGGCATACACGGACTCGTTCACGGTAACGTGCTATGACGGCACGACCATGCGCTCTTATTCTGCCTATATTGACGAGGATCAGTTTCCCAACTTCAAGCTGATGATGGAAGGCCCCAGCGAGGAGCCGCGCGGCGTTGAAGTTCGTGTCCCTGTGCACGCTTCTGACGTTTATACGTTCCAGGCGGCTATTGAGCGCGTCGCAATTGGTTTCGATACGAAGCCTAACATTGGCGACTCTTCTATTACGCTGGTCAACGTTGCTGATGTTGCGTCGGCGTCCGGTAAAGATTGGTACTACATCAGTGACAAGAGTGATTTGAGTAATGACATCAAGGAGTTCGATGGTACCACTTCATACGCTTGGCAGGGTTGCGTACTGTACCCCATTGATGCGTCCCTGGTCCCTAACATGTCTCCTGTTGAGGAGGCTATTCTTTCAGGCGGTTTTATCATCCGGTTTCCTATCGGCGCGGTTGACATCAATCCCGCGCGTGAGGGGCTAAGCTACGACTCCGCCACGGTACGCGCTCTAAAGGATATCACTGCGCGCATCAGTGTGGAAGTCGTAGCTGAACAGCAGGCTGCGGTTGACGCTGCCCCTAGTTATTTCGCTGCTTGCGTTGTTGCAGCACGGGCTCGTAAGCAGTTTGAAGGCTCCCCTATCTTCCGTATCTTGCGTGATAAGTTGACGTATCGTGGTCGTGATGTTGCCATGAACATTGACCTGTCTACTGTTTCAAACAGGTATAGACAAAAGCTATACGAACACGGTGGGGCAAACATTATGTTTGTTGGTAGGCAGCAAGTTTGGGGAAGGAATTATTTTCCACGTCGCCGTGGACATTCGTTTTCTTTTTATCCGGCGTATAATGTTAAGTATTCCGCCGATATGAATGTTTCGATTGTTTGGGAGGACCCGAACGCAACTATCAAGACGGCAGATAAGCGCTTCGATACGGCCCTTCGTGAGGGTAAGTTTGAAAACGCTATTTGGATCAGGTGTAAAAAGGATTGCATTGCGCTAAAGCGTCTGCTTGTTCTAACTAATACGCGCCCTGAGGACGTTATTGAACTGGCGTCTATGCCTTACACACGCAGTCAGGCCACTGGCTACGTCCGTACGAAAATTCAAGCTAAGGAGCTTCGGGGAGTTACGTGGGACAACACAACTGTCGACACGTCAATACCGACTATTTATGTTCCGCTTTCTCGCGGGCATATTGTAACGTCGGCGTCTTTTGGTGGATATACACACTATACTGGGGTCTATTCCCAAGCCTTTGAGGCTGTTAAAACCATCACCGGTATCGCTCAAGAGCGTCTTATCGGTATTCCTAAGACGTTGGAGCACTTGTCTAAGCGTGGTACCGGTTGGGTTGACTTCCGGCAGTACGTTAATGATGTGGTTAAAACAATGCCTCACAGCGTTAAGGTACTACGTGCCGCGAAACACGTGTATAATAATACAGATCAAACTTTGCGTTATTTTCTTGACAAAATGTGTGATGACAAGAGTACACACTTTAAAAAAGGCACCGTTGCGCGCGAAGTCATGGATACGTATTCAAGTGTTTACGCAAGTGTTGTTAATAATCGTTCGATAAATAAATTGTGGCAGGATTTGCTCGTCCTTTGTAGTGAAGAAGGTGATTATGCTGACCAAACTACTATTGACAACTTATCCGCCACCATAAAAAGATTTGATGACACCTATCCTATGGTTAAGTTTGTTGATACAAGCCCTAGTGCACTGTTGGCGTCCGTTAATTACATTAAGATGATCGACGCGTTTTTGATTGACACCGCTCAGCCGACATGCGATGTAATTGCCATGCCTGATACTGTTAGTGAAGCTGCTTAAGGAGCGCACCATGATCCCGCATATCATCACGCCTACCACTATTTCAGTCGTCATTGACAACGTTCACCGTTGTATCGATAAGTCGCACATCAATTTTACGCGTCTCGCGGACGCCCTTCGATCTCTATCAGCGCCTGATCTTGGTGTCTTTGCAACTGCGGATATTATTGACAATATCCGCGATCTTGTGGACATCCGTAGGTTCATTGCCCGCGTGACTGAGGGCCGTGTTCAGATTTCGGATGATACCGTCATGTTCGACGGCAAGCAGGTTCATGGTGTGATTGCTACTAACCTGATTAAACTCCTCAACGACGGAATGGATGTTCGCCCGCTGGCGCGTTTCCTTGAGCGTGTGTCAGAAAACCCGATTATTTCGGCACGCGACGAGATTTATTTGTTCCTTGAGAGCGGGAACATGGTGCTTACAGATGACGGCTGCTTCCTTGCCTTTAAGAAAGTGCGGCATGATTACTCTTCATCGCTCCGTGACTCTAATGGTAATGTGGTTTTCAATCGCGTAGGCACGATTGTTTCGATGCCTATTGAGGATTGTAACACAGACCGTAGCGAAACGTGTTCCTCTGGTCTACACTTCTGTTCATTCAGTTACCTCCCCTCTTTCGGCGTCGGTGGAGAGAGCAAGGTTGTCGTGCTCAAGATCGCTCCTGAGGATGTTGTTGCCATCCCCAATGACTACAACAACTCCAAGGGCCGCGCGTGGAAGTACGCCGTCATTGGCGAGGTTCCTGAGAGTGAGTGCGCACACGTTTTCTCAAACGTATCCGTGGTAACGTCGTACGGTGTGTACGTCTCTGACGATCACGAGGACGATACGTGCGAGGACGACGGCTGGGATACTGGGTGCGGTGACAGCGGGTGTGATGTTTGTAACGAATTGCCTTACGATACTGATGACGATGAGGCGATTGATTTTTGTCGTACGCAGTCATGGCAGGATATCTCCTTCCGACATAAGAACGTAGTTGTGACCGGTGTGGAGTTAGTTAACGCTGTGACAGCGTTTGGACAGCGCGGGTATTCCAGGGCCACCGGTATCCCGCGTTCAACGGTCCAGGGGTGGTTGGCAAAGCTCGTTGAGAGCGGCTACCCTGGTAAGTAACGGCGCGTCTTTCAATCCTTTCTACGCGCCGTGAAGGCGTGCCTAGTGTCCCTCCCTCGCTAGGCACGCCACCCTTATTCCAATGAGGCTATCATGTACTTACATAACTGGTTTTATCAGCTTCAAAACATTGACCCGCAAACTGTTGCTAAGATAAACGCGGACATTAAGGTCATTGATTACACGAGTGATGGTTTTACGCCTTTCACCAAAGAACAGGTCTCACAAATGCGCGGGGATTCCGCGTCGAAAATCATTTCTTATCTATCAATAGGCGAAGCAGAAGATTACCGCCCGTATTGGAAAAAGGTACGAGACGGAAACCCTCCTGATTGGTTAGGACCGACAAATCCAAACTGGCCTGGGAACCTAAAAGTGAAGTTCTGGCTTCCTGGTTGGAAGCGGATTGTCATGGCCCAGTTGGACAGCATCATTGATGCTGGTTTTGATGGAGCCTATCTTGACATCATTGATGGTTATGAGTTTTGGGCGAAAGAGCACTCAAACTCAGCTATTGAAATGATGAAGTTTATCAAAGAGATCGGCGACCACGCCCGCAAGCGAAACCCGGAGTTTTTGATTATTCCACAGAACGGAGAGAGCTTGATTTCTGACACTTACGGTGAAGTGTTGGATTACGTTTCCGGTTGGGCGATTGAGGATTTGTATTATGGAGACCCTGATGACGGGAAGCCTAACTCCGCTGAACGCACTAAGGAACGCTACTCTAACATTAATCAGGTGCTGGATGACAACAAATTTGTTTTGTTGGTCGAGTACCCCAACCCTACGTTAATTAGGGAAGCCAAAGTACGAGCCAAAGTTTGGGACGCAAACGGTCTTACGACGTACATTACAACCCGTCCCCTCGATAAGCCAACGGAGCCACTGCAATGAAATGCAAGAACTGTCGTTTCTGGAAAGTGCGTGCCGTGAATGGCATGCTTCATCCTATGGGAAATAAGTCTCACGTCTGCACGCTCCGTTTGTATGAGTACACAGATGACGAGACTAAGGAAGTTCATGTGGTTCATTCCATGAACCCCAATCACGAGCCTGGACCGTTCTTTGGCGAGCCTACCGCGCCTAAGGACACCTGTTCGTATGTTATTTCGAAGGGACAGCCTACGCGAAAGAAGCACCGACCTGACAAGAAGAGGTTTAACAATGGTCCAAGTCTCAAAGGGTTTCACAAACGCGTCGATAACGCTGGCTGATGGACAGCCGTTCGATTTTGATGATGTAACTAGGTTTGTTCCTACGCCTTTCGTGATTGCACACGGCCTGTCGAACGTCTGTAGATACGGCGGACAATGTCCTAAGCCGTATACGGTTGCCGAGCATAGCGTCCATGTTAGCTATCTGGTCCCGACTGCGTATGCTTTTGAAGCGCTGATGCACGACGCATCTGAGGCGTTCATAGGGGACATTGTAACTCCTCTCAAGCGTAAGCTTCCTGAGTACAAAGAACTAGAAGAAGAGCTTACTGCCTACATTAATTATTGCTACACGCTTCCAGTTGCTCTGTCACCTATTGTTAAGAGCGCTGACACTGAAGCGTACTTTCATGAACACAAGACCTTGTTCGGTTTTGATTTTCCGGCGCACGCATCTAGACATCATGTTCGAACGACACCTGTAAGGTTCAGTATAAGCAACACAGGTCACATCGCTTCTCGTTTTATGTTTTTGCGTCGCTTTGAAAAGCTTACAGGACATAACCATGAAGATTACGCAGAAGGGGTCCGTTTTTTATGCAACCGCTATCACACAAACAGAGCGATTGAAGTCGCTTAAGTGGAAGTGGATGAGTGCCAAAGGAGAATGGATTACTACAAATCCGGCACTCGTTGTACCTCTAATTGAATACTGTGATGCTTCTGCACGTGCTTCGGTTGAGAAGTGGGTAAACAATAGAAACGGTAAAGTAGCTGCCTCAAAGGCCGCCGCTGTGGAAGGTACTTTCCCCGCTCCTCCTGGAAACGAGTACAGAGATTATCAGAAAGCCGGTATTGCTTTTATGCATGGGCGTTTCTCGTGCTTAAATGCTGACGTGCCTAGGTTAGGCAAAACGATTATGACTTTGGGCGTCGTCAACAAGTACGACAAGCCTTTGCGTGTCCTTGTTGTTTGTCCTGCCGTTGCCAAGCCCGTATGGCAGGAAGAGGCTGAAAAATGGCTTGTGCATAATGACGGTGTTGCGTACGCAGAAGGAAGCACGTTTCCTAATACGCCATTCGTTATCATCAATTACGACATCCTTGTTCGCCACACAGACACTATCAGAAAAATGGAATGGGATGTCGTAGTAGCAGACGAAGCGCACTACCTTAAAAACCCAAAAAGCGGGCGGTCTGAGGCGTTTTTCAGTATCCCGTACCCTAAGCTACATTACATCTTTTTGACCGGCACGCCGATCTTACGCACGCCTGTTGATCTGTGGCCTTTGATCAAAGTGTTGGACCCACAGAAACTAGGAAGCAACTTCTGGCGCTACGTTGAACGCTACTGCGGCGCATCCAAAGAAAACAAGTGGGACACCACAGGAGCCGTGAACACAGAAGAGTTACAGTACCGCATGCGCCGTGACTTCATGATCCGGCGTGAGAAGAAGGATGTAGGCTCAGAGCTTCCTCCCTTCTCACAGTGCGTGTTGCTGCCCTCTAGCGGGCTTCTGGAGAAGCTCCCTGAGGAGGAGGAGTACAAGGATACGGACGAAGCAAACAACCGTATCCGCGCGCTTATCGAGGATATTATGGGGTCTAGTGAAAGTGTTGCCACTAAGACAGCACGCCTAGACGACGCCTACGGTGAGATAACGCATGACACGGCAGGCACACGTGAACAGCTTGCTCGTAGAAAAGTACCTATGGTTGTTGACTTTTGTCGGGACCTACTTAACAGCGAAGATAAGATAGTTGTATTTGCTTTTCATCGCCGCGCGGTGGAGAGCATTGCAGAAGGACTGAGCGTTTACAACCCTATTACAATATATGGTGGGCAGACAACACAGAAGCGGTGGGAAGCCATCCAACAGTTCAAAAAAGACTCTACTACACGGGTGGCGGTAGTGAATATCCGGTCTGGTGGCACAGCTATTTCCCTTAAAGAAGCGGATGTCGCTGTTTTTGCTGAGATCACTACACCAGGAGAAGTAATCCAGGCGCGTGATCGCGTTTGGGACCTCACTAAAGACGTTTCTGTCGGCTACTATTATTTAGTTGTTGACAATTCTCCCGAGGTAGGAACGTGGGAACTGTTCAAAGCGCGCCAGAATATAGTTGACAAAGCAACTAACCACGAACACGTGGTTATTTAACACTCCGACCCATTGCCGTCCGGTCGGAAATGTGTTAATACCCAACAAACAATAACAAAAAGCAGGTCACAATGAAAAACGCGACGTTAGATAGCTATTCGGACATTGAGTTAATTGAAGCAGTTACAAGATTTGGTGGGATAAATAAAGCAGCGCGAGGTCTTGGTATCCCCAAGACTACTTTCAAAGATCGTTACGCTAAAGTAGTTAAGACAAACTACCCCACAAAAATTAACGTAGAAACGGCTGTTTACGCTATTTCCTACCGTACCCCTACCACATTTATCCTTACTTCCGCACAAAACAATACAGACGTTCATGTCGGGTTTTTGCGTAATCTTGAAGCGTATGCAAAAGACCTTAACGCCACAATTATGGTGGCAGGGTACACCTACAGCAAAGTCTTATTTGGAGACCCTGATAAGACACACGCAGAATATCATCCGTCCGTACAGCCTTACCTCGTCAACACACAATGCGCGCTAGGTAATAGCGTATTGTTTTGCGCTGAAATGAACACGCTGCCTACAGCGGTTGACCCTCTGTCAGGTTTCGAGGCCTACACACGGAGCAAGTGGGGCGTGTTTCCTCACCCCCGCATCAGCCTTAAATCCATTCCGACTATGTTTGGCACTCCTCCCAAGCAGATCATGACTACGGGTTCTATTACGCTCCCGAATTACGTAAACCGTAAGGCCGGACTCAAGGCTGAATTTCATCACGTTATCGGGGCGGTTCTGGTTGAGATTGATGTTGACGGCGCTTTCTTTTGTCGTCACCTGATCGCTGAAAAAGACGGATCGTTCCAAGACCTTGATGCCTACGTGTGTGAAGGATCAATCTTTCGTGGCTCAAATGTCGAGGCTATTACTTGGGGAGACATCCATACTGAAAAGCTCGACAAAAAGGTTGCGTTAGGTTCTTGGGGTATTGATAACAAGACTTTTGAGCGGATCGTCACGGACGAAGTAGAAGTCATGTACGACGTACTTCAGCCTGACTACCAGTTTTTCCACGACGTTCTTGACTTTAATAGACGCAATCACCATAATATTGGAGACCCCTATCATCGTTTTCGTATGTACTCCCGTGGTACCGAGTCGGTACGCGAGGAACTTGAAAACGTTGGTAAATTCTTGTCAGCCGTTTCCAAGCCCGAATGCCGAAACATCGTGATTGACAGCAATCATGATAGGGCGCTGGTGCGATGGCTGCGTACTGCTGATTACAGAAGCGATCCTGTTAACGCGCTGATTTTCCTTGAATTACAGTTTGAAATGTACAAGGCAATCGATAACGGGATGCCTAAGTTCAGTCCGCTAAAATACTTTATTGAAAAGAACTACTACATTCCTGTCGAGTTTCTCACGCTTTCTGACAGCTTCGTGATTTGTCCCAATGCTGGCGGTGGTATTGAGTGTGCACTTCACGGTGACAAAGGTGCAAACGGAGCAAAGGGGCACGTAAACTCGTTTGCGCGAATGGGACCTAAAGCTAACACAGCAGACAAACATACTGCTGAGATTTTCGAAGGAATTTATCAGGCAGGACATTCGTGTAGCTATAATATGGGATACAATGTTGGTGGGCTTTCTAGTTGGACGCCCTCTCACATTGTTACTTACCCTTCCGGTAAGCGCGCAATTGTCACTATGTATGGTCATAAATTTCGTGTAAAGCGTAACTAACATGACTACTTCTGCAAAAGTGTTCGGTCTTGACGATAGGCCGTCGTCGCGTGACAAGTACCACACAAAGAAGCTGGTTATTACCACGCAAGACGGTAAAAGGTACACGGCGTGTACAGTCCGCGATGCTAGTATTTTGACAGGTGTTAAGCCTTATGTAATCAGAAACATTGTTCAGGGGTTAGTAGTAAACCCTGTTCGTAAAGGGTTTCACTTTGCATACGAAGAACCGCGAAAAGGTAAAAAGTACAAAGGCACCGATTTAAAACTTGATTTGGATTTACTACATCGATATTACCGCGCTCTTTTATCTCGTGGTTTCACAAAGCTATTCGCCAAACAGCAAATAGTCGAAGCCGTAGAAAAAGCTATGAAGGACATTATTAGTAGATTTGAGCTTATCGAAAGAACAGAACAAGAGCTACTAGAACTGGAAAAAGAAAGCGAAAAGGTATGACATGCGTGAGCGCTTTATTTTTGACATCGAGACTGACGGCTTTCTAAAAAAGATGACCCGAATTCATGTTATGGTTCTCCATGACATGGATACCGGCGAGAAGTTAGTGTTTCGCCATAATAATGAAATGAACAATATCGAAGAGGGCGTTAAGCTCCTGGCGAACGCTAAGCTTCTTGTCGGACACAACATCATTACGTTCGATCTGAAGGCTATTGCTAAACTCTACCCTGATTTCAAGACAAACGCACTTATTCGTGACACGCTGGTGATGGTGAAGATCACCGCAACTGACGTTGTTCGAACGGATTTCAAGCTTTACAACGCAGGTATCATTCGTTCCGACGACATCGGTTCACACCGCCTTGAGGTTTGGGGCTTCCGCCTCGGTATTCTGAAAGGCGAGTACACTACGCTTATGAAGGCCAAAGGCCTTGATCCTTGGGTGTCCTGGAATCAGGACATGGAGGATTATTGCGTACAAGACGTTGAAGTCACATTAGCTTTGTGGAATGAGATTTTACCGCATGCTCTCCCCGACATCTGTGTTGAAATGGAGCATGACGTCCACGCTGTCGCCGATAAGGTGGAGGAGGAAGGGTTCCCTTTCGACGTGGCGGCGGCCAAGGAACTCGCGTTAAAATTAGAAATCGAAAAAGATAAGTTGTACAAGGAAGCAATCGCTGCTTTCGGTCACGAGCACTTTGTTCCCGAGCGTGTTCGCGTCTGTACACCGTTGTGGTACGACCCTGACGGTATTCAGGCGAAAAAAGAAGCGCGCGGTGAATTGTATAAACCTAGGCCTGAGTATGGCGAGGACTACAGTCGTAAGTGGTGGGGTGATGTAACAGTCCCAAAGCGTAACTACACGCGTCATGGTGTTAAGTACACTGCTAATGCGCCTTTCTGCAAAGCTATTTGGCGTCCGTTCAATCCTGGATCGCGCCCGCAGATTGTTGACATGCTGAGCCAAAAGTATGGGTGGGAACCGGTTGATTTTACTGATGCCGGACGACCTTCTGTAGACGACGCAGTGCTAACCGCTCTCGTTGAACGTATTCCTATATGTAAAACGCTAGCGGAATACTTCTTTGTGTCGAAGCTTTTAGGACAGCTTTCTACTGGCTCAAAGTCGTGGATAAATAAATACAACCCTGAAACAGGGTGCATTCACCCCCACACTGATACAGGTGCTACTGTTACAGGACGGTGCGCACATAGCAATCCAAACGTCGGGCAAGTTGTTGCCGTCATTTCTATCAATGTGTTGAAAAACGACGCTATTGATAAACGTTTTGTACTTGAAGATGGGAGTAACAGCCCCCATATATATGGTCCAGACGGAAAATTACTAAAGAAAGCTCCTCTTCTCGGTCGTGCCGGGGAATTTGGTTGGGAATGTCGTTCCCTTTTCGGTGTCCCTCCTGGATGGGTTGAGATTGGCGCAGACTTGAAAGGTATCGAACTACGGTGTCTCGCTGCCGAGTGTTTTGAATTTGACGATGGTGAGCTTGTTGATGTCGTCTTAAACGGCGACCCGCACGAGCATAACCAGCAGAAAGTCAAAATCGCAACGCGTGACATTGTCAAACGTGTTCTGTACGGTCTTTTGTACGGTGCCGGTGATCCTAAGCTCGGGTGGATTGTCGAGCCTACGGCTTCACTGGCGCGCGCTACGCAGCTTGGCAGGGAGATCAGGGCGGCCTTGATGAACGGCCTCCCTGCGTTGAACAAGACCATCGAAAAGATCAAGAAACAGGCTTTGTCAGGCATCTTGATTGGTATTGATGGGCGCCCTCTCAAGGTTCGTTCTGAGCACTCGGCGCTTAACACTAAGTTGCAGTCCAGCGCTGCGATCATCGCTAAGAAGTGGTTGACAATCACTTATCATGATTGTGTTAACGCAGGAATGAATTGGGGATGGTGGCCGCGTAAATTCCGTATTGAACGGGACGGTATGGGTGATTTTGTAATTATGGCCTTCGTCCATGACGAATTACAGAACGCAGTCGCTCCTGATCGCGCACAACTCTTTCACCGGATTGTGAAAGAAGCGGCTGTAAAGGCTGGAGAGTTTTATAAGTTCCGATGCCCTGTCGCTGCTGACACCAAAGAAGGGCTTACTTGGGCTGAATGTCACTGAGGTTACTATGTCAACATATACGCTAGACTTTGATAAAGTGTTTGCCGCGTTTATTGCCGCAAACGAGAAAAAATGGGGACACGACAGGTCTAAGACACTTGGTGCGTCTGAAACTTTCGTATGTATTAGAAAAGGATGGTTTGACAAACGTGGTGCCGAGTTTGGTTATGAGAAAGATGCCGATCATGAGGATGATTGGGGAGCCACGCGTCGCGGTGATCTAATTGAAAACCATCACGTCGTTCCAGCTATTAGTGCTCATATGCCTGCCGGTATCAAGGTAGAGTTTGCTGGAGAAAAACAGGTAACACTTGTTCTAGACAAAAGTAGCGCTACCCCTGACGGACTGATTACAGGGTTACCAAAAAATTGTGAACTGACTATTGTTGCCGGTGGACATATCGTAGTTATTGACAATATCGAGTCTGACTGTGTTGTTTTTGAAATCAAGTCTATTGATCCACGTGCTACGCTGATTGAAGAGCGCGCAAAGCACAACGGACAAACACAAATGCAGTTAGGGCTTTTCCACGAGAAAACCGCATACCGCCCTATTTATTCAATCATTCTTTACTTTGATGCGTCTTTTGTTTCCAAGATGACGCCTTTCGTGGTAAAGTACGAACCAGAGACTTATGCCTTAGGCAAGGCACGTGCTGCCGAGATTTGGGAAGTCTCTAATCCAAAAGAACTTGTTCCCGAAGGTGTTTTTTCTGGTGACTGTATCCACTGTCCTTGGCGCAAGGCGTGCGGGCAGGCCACAGTCGATTCCATTCCCGATTACGATACAGATGAAACACTTACACCAGAAACAATTGAAGCTATCGAGCCTTTAGTAAAAGATGCCTTAGAGGCTAAGGCTAATCTAGAAATAGCTGCAAAGAATAAAACAATTGCTGATGAAGCTTTGAAAAGTTTCCTGATGAGTAAGAATCGCAGGAAAGCCGTTGGTCCTACTTGGTCAGTGACTTGGTACCCTATGCCTGGGAAAAAAGCACTGGACAAGAAGGCAATGGTAGAGGACGGCATCGACCTTTCTCCTTATGAAAAAGAAGGTGCTGAGTATGACGTGTTGCGGGTAACTCCGCGCCTAGAAAAAACAGACAAACCAAAGAAAAACAAAGGTAAGAAAAACAATGACTAATGCTCTTATGAAGCCCGCTGTTGGCGGCGCAATGGTAAAAATTGATCCCCATAACAACCCGTTCCTTCGACGTGCTGCCGAGGAAGGAGTTACTGACGGAACGTATGCGCGTTTCAACGGAAACTCGGGGCAGTTCATCACGAATGGTCCTGAGATCGAGCCCGGTTCAGAGGTTGTGTTCGACCTGTTCAACTGCAAGCTTGCTTGGCAGGGGTTCGACAATGATAACCGTCCGCACCGTGGTCCTGAGGTGTCGGTTGTTTCCGGGGAAGTTCTCGCTGACCCCCCGTCCGATAACCCGGACGTTCGTTGGGGTAAGGTGATCAAGGTCGCGCTGATGACGCTTGATGGTACGCAGATGATGTATACTTCGAAGGCCGATAAGCCGACGCGGGAAATCTGGCGCCTTATCAAGCGGTACGGGGCCGAAATGATGAAAAACCGTGACGAGGCCGGCAACCCGATGATGCCTATCATTCGTATGGGTGCGCGCTCTTTCCAGATCGAGGTTCCTGATCCGCAGAACGAGAAGCGCAAGATCAAGACCACTAAGTACAGCGAAGAGTTCAATATCTCAGGCTGGATGCCGATGGATGAGTTCTCTGCGCTTGTTGCAGGTGATGAACCTAGCGAAGATGGAAGCGCGACGCAGGCAGCAGATAGTGCGCCTGTTGAGCCTGAAATCATCCCCCCGGAGCCTAAGCAAAAGCCTGTTGTGTCTGGTTTCTCTCGCAGGAAGCCTGCCTAATGGCAAAGAAAAAGACCAAGGCCGTCAAGGATGCAAACCCCAAGACGGCCTTTGGGGCTCAAAAGGTCGACCTGAGCCTAATTCCACCCGCCGCGTCCTACCATATGGCGCGCGCACTTGAAAATGGGCGGGACAAGTATGGTCCTTATAACTGGAGATTTAACGATGTTCCGGTTATGACATACGTCGCGGCTATTAAGCGTCACCTTGATGCGTTTACCGATGGTGAGGATTTTTCACCAGACGCGCTTGTGCACCACATGGGCCATATCATGGCGAGCGCGGCAATCGTCACAGACGCGTATGAAGGCGGACAATTGATTGATGACCGTCCTCCTAAGGGTCCGGGTCCTCGTCTAATGGCCACCGTCAATAACAAAGGTAACAAGAAATGAAAACGAACAACATTATTTCTCACGTTTGTAGTTCTTTGACTTCTACAGGGATCAGAGCAACTACAATTAACGGTCGACTTCCTATGACGCATTTAATGGAGCTTATGCGCAACGAGGAAGTTACTGTAACTCCTACTTATGGTGGTCAGTTGCCTAATACAAACATGTTTGTTACCGCTGGGTGTAAGACAACGTTTACGGAGAGACATTGTCGTGAAATTGAGGACGCAGCCGTCAAGGACGGTGAAAGCCGTATCGCAAAACTATGTTCTTTGACGGATAAGCCGCATCCGGCTTTTATTACACACGTAGGCGGTCCAGCATCTTTGGTGTTTTTCACCGCGACCTCGACGCAGTGGGATACTATTGTTTCGCGCCTTGAGAAGCATAATTGGGACGAAATGTGCTGGGTTGCGGCTGCAATTAAAGAGACAATCGGTAAAAAGCAGCCGAATAAGATTGACAATGATGTTTGGCACTGTCCATATATTTATGAAGAGGACTTAGACCCTATTTTTGATGTCACAAAAAAGGCCATTATGCGTCTTGACATCAAGGAAATAACTACTGAGCAGATGACTGAACGTTGCTTCGACACTATGGCCAAAGTTTCGGTGGTACGCGTTCTTAACCCTATGTTGTTCAGACCGCACTTTGAACACAGTGTTAAGTCGATTGAGCTTGACATCGAGGCCTACGGTAAGCTAGAAGATGGAGACGCCGTGTTTAATATCGATGCCATGCGACATCAGTTGTTGCCGGACACTATTTCAGAAGATACCTGGAATAATGGCCACATGCATGGTAATACCCCTGGAATGATCCAGTATTCGTGTATTCACTCCTGGGATGCATGGCGTAAACGTGAAGTCTGTGCCCCGGCAGCGTAGGTGAGTAGCTAATCGCTCCCTAAAGTAATCGCTGCCGGGGCTGCGACAGGGTAGCTCAGCGGTAGAGCATCGGGCTCATAACCCGAGGGTCGGAGGTTCAAATCCTCCCTTCTGTCACCATTATTGTTGACTTAGTTAACACAAACTCGTATCTTCACATCACTGAAACTGGAAAAAGGAACACAACATGGAATACGTCGTTTGGCTTGTTGTCGCTGCCGTTGCGGCCTACCTTGCGTATAAGCATATCCCTGCTTTTCGTACCAAGGCCGACGCTGTTAAAGACGCGGTAAAGACTGAAATCAAGAAGTAAGAGGTACACTATGGTTTGGGGCGGCATTGTTGGTCAGCAGGTAAATCCATCAACCATTTATGAAGTGGTGAAAAAAGAGAAATGGGTAACCTGGAAGCCTGACTTTATCGTACTGCACAACACTGCCGTCCCTTCCCTTGCTCAACGCCCTCAAGGGTTTACTAAGGCACACATTGATGCCCTTGAAGGCTTTTATCGTGACGTACAGGGTTGGAGTTCCGGACCGCACTTTTTTGTTGACGACAAGAATATCTGGCTTTTCTCTCCTATGACTAAGCCCGGCACCCATTCTCCATCGTGGAATAGGGTTTCAATTGGTATTGAAATGCTCGGTGACTACGCTAAAGAAGAATTTACTTCTGGTCGTGGTGCGCTGGTTCGTGCTAACACGATTAAACTCATGGCTGCGCTAGGGAAAAAACTTAACCTCATTCCAAGCACCTTTAGATACCACGTTTCTGACCCTAAGACTTCCCACGACTGCCCTGGAATTAAAGCACGCCGTGATCGCCTTGATTTTGTCAATGACATACATAACGCGGTGGCGTTGTTAGATGCGCCGCCGGTCACTAAAACGGACTCTATGCCGTTCACCGATTTACACGTCCCGCCTAACGATCTACCGCCGTGGGGCGGCTGGGATAAGGATAAGAACTAATGTTTGGTCTTAGCTACATTCGCTCTGGTCTTCTGGTTGCTGCTTTGTTTGGTGGCTATCTTGTCTACAGTTGGGGACACGAAGTCATTAGTAATTATTCAGCAATGGCGGCAGAAATTACCACGTTAAAGCGTGACAAAGCATTGATCACATCACGTATTGATTCGTACAAAATACTTCTTGAGCGCCGCGATGCAGCCATTGCGGCTTCTAAATGTGCCGCAAGTATTCAAAACATGATCAAGAACCCAGACACCATTCCTCGTAAGCAAGACCCGTTCGTTCCCGGTGGTGGCGGCTAATGTCTAAAACAATCGCATCCGCACTTATGACCGACATTCAGAAGAACGTCACTACGCTTGCCAAATGCGTCGTAATCACGCGCAAAGACGGCAAGACCGTCCGTATGACCAATCATGATACTGACATTACGTTTGAATCGAACGTTTATCGTCATGATATCCCCTTCGTGGTATCTGCGGTTGAAAGCGGTTCGCAATTAGCTATCAATAATATCGACATTTCCTTTAAACTTGACGGTACTGTTTTTGTTCGTTCTCATTTTGAGAACGGTCTTTATGACCACGCTGAGTGCACGATGTTTTTCGTTGATTACGAAACACCCAGCGACGGCAAAATGACAATGATCAAAGGGTGGTTTGGGCGTATTGAGAACGGCCCTAACAACGTTGTCCGTGTCACGGTAACTGGTCTTCTCAAAGTCCTTGATTTTGAAGTTGGGCGTGAATACCAGCCTTCCTGTGATGCCGACCTCGGTGACACGCGTTGTAAGGTGGCTATTCGCCAGGAACAAATTTATAGCAACTACAACTCATACACAATGGGCGATTGGGTCTACTACTATGACCCCGCCTTAATGAACGCTATTACGCTAACCAATCCGTCGTTCGACGTTGACGGCGCCCGAAGCGAAGTACAGTCTATTACCGGGTGGACAAAAAGCGCTGGTGCCTCTTTCTTCCTTGCAACAGTCAACACCAGCCCGACGTATGGCGTCGTGGACACGAATGTGCCTGCGCATGGTTCGTACGCTCTGTGGGGCTCCCAGGACGCCACAGCGGGCTCATCTGGCGCCGAGCAGTACGTGTACCAGGATGTAGGGCTCGTAGCTGCCGGCGTGTCCGCTGCTGACATTGACGCAGGAAAGATCAGTTTAGGTTTGTTCGCCCTGGTGTCTCAGTCTGTTTATCTTCTGGACCCTGTTAGGTTGCGTGTAGAACTTACTGACACCAATGGAGAGTTTGTCAGCGCGTTCGATACAAACTTCATGAAGTTGGACTCTTTCGGGGAATGGCGCGAAAAGGCACTTGTGTTCCCGGTTTACCCGAATGCTCGCTTCGCCCGCATCTATCTTTACATGAAGAAAGAAGACGGTATCGTATACAACGCGGCTTTCGACAACATTCGCCTGTACTGGTGGGACCACACAGCAGGCACGCCATATGACGACGTTGTGCATCGTCTGACACGCATCGTCGCGTACGATGACCGCGATATTTTCCGTCCCAAGAACCCTAGCTTCGAGCAAAACAACACCGTCTCGAATGCTCTGTCCCCGACAATCGGTAGCTGGACTACAACAGGCTCCTGGTGGCGCGTGGTTACCTCGCTAGGCTCTCTCCTTCCGCAGGATGGGGACTACTTCCTGGCAGGCGGTAACGACGGCGGCGCTTCCCAGCAGACCTACACCATTACACAGACGTTCACGTTGGCAAGCGCTGGTATTGATGCGTCGCGTATTCTTCTAGGAAAGATCGGCGGTCGTTTCTCTGCCCGCGTGGGCTTTGCCGCGATCAATAACGCCGCGACTGTCAAGCTTGAGTTCTTAAACTCTCTTAACGTTGTGCAGTCAACTATTTACCTGATTAACAACACGAACTACGGCGCAACTACGGACTGGGATACGCTTAAGGAAGAGTTCGTAATCCCGGTTACGGCTACACAAGCCAAGATCACGCTCCAAGCCACGTCTCCGACAGGCTCCGGCAATGCCCAGGTCGCGTTCGATGATGTCTTATTCTACTTCTATGATGTAGAAAGACCCATCAAGACTGACCCGGTAAGCGGGCAAGGAAACGTCTCGACTGTGTTTGACACGTCGGCAGGTGGCTATACGTTCGACGGCGGCCTTGTGTGGAAGGGTATGCCGGTCTACGGTAAGTATGACGTTGTAGCGTCTGTGACAGACCGTAAGACGTTCACAGGCACAGCTATCACAGGAGCTAGCGGTACTTACGAGACAGGTGTCATTTGGTGGATCAGCGGCGCCAATGCCGGGCTTAAGAGCGTCATCCGCACGTGGAACAGCGGCACTCAAGCGGTCACCCTGTACTTCCGTATGCCTAACGACATTGCGGTTGGTGATCGTTTCATTTACATTCGCTCGTGTCAGCGCCGGTTTACTGAGGACTGTCTTGGTGTGTTTCAGAACAGCATCAACTTCCGAGGCTTTCCGCACTTGCCTGGGAAGCTGAGACTGGCTACAGCATCGGAAAACACCGCTTAAGAACTACCCTTAAGCGCCCAAAACATAACACCTAGTAAATCACTTAGAATAATAAAGAACATTGTTAAAAGGAACTCGCGTAGCGGAAGCACCCACGCTAGGAAAAATACTATAGACACGGGGATAGAACCCAACGCAAAGTAACCCAGCCCACGTAACATTGTTGCCATTACTTCAATCATTGGCGTAGATTACCTTGTACTCTGTTTGCTCAGTCGGGAACGGGGTATTAAAGATTGCTTTTACCCAGCATATCCCTTTTTTAGTAATTTTGTGATCAGCGTCGATCAATCCGTTTTTGTGAAGGGTGTACCTGATGTCCTTTACTGCGCTAGAGTTCCATCCCCTGCTTGATATTTTCTCCCACGGTCTTTCGTATACATAACAAGCAAGCATTATTTGTACCATCATTGCGCATCTGTTAAAAATCTCACCTGTTGGTGGGACTTTTCTAATATCGACATTACTGTCGGACTCTGTTGTGCTCATAGTGTGTTCCTTACTTCTTTGTTCCACGCCCAGCCTCAGTGATAGGCAGCAGGCCTTCTGTTGGAACGTAGATGATAGTACGCTCATTTTTGTCAGCGTTACCAAGCTGTTGGATGTAAAGATAGCGCAGATAACCTTCGGCTCCTCCTAAGCCGTCCTGCACAATCTTGTTAGCTGCCGCCACGCCTTTGGCGCGCTCAACTTCAACTTCCGCCAGGAGCTTAGCAGCGTCACGCTTAGCTGTTGCTTCGCGAACCATGATCTCGCGGTCCTGATTGGCTAACGCAAAACGTGCGCGCCCGTTCATATCAGCAGACCAGATGGAATAGTATGCTGACCCAACGAATATCCAGTAAATTACTTGTGCCAAAAATAAAGCAAAGAACGTCCCGAGAGCGGTGCCTTTGACAACCTGCTTAGCGGTTAGTCCATTATTGTACTGCGTGTTCATGGTTCACCCCTCTTTGACAGTAACCAAAGCTTCCTTCGCTTCATCGTCCATACGCTCAATTTCCTTTGATAGCGTGCGGATACGTGGCGCATCATTAGGATATTGGTGCATCATTATCATTGCTGTGATTTTTTGTTCGATCCAGCTTTTGAGGATATAATATTGATACTCTGTCATTTCAGCTTCTCTTGTTAATGGCGCCCCGTCAGGGAATCGAACCCGTGATTACCAGAGTGAAAATCTGGCGTCCTTGCCGTTAGACGAACGGGGCGTTATTAATAATCCAGTTTAATGACATGCGGTGAGCTAGACGCTTCGTTTTCTTTAACCTTGACGAGCGTACCATCCGCCTTGTGAATATAAACGGTATCGTCCCACGAATAGCTATAGCTGCTGACCTCTGGCAACGCCTTACCTTCGTCATCCCATTCCCTGTGCCAGCGGTCACCGCAACAAGCACAATCTATACCCTCAGCGACGCCGTCAAAGTAGATACCCTTATCCTCTGCAATGGCGTTCGCGATCAAAGCACTTTCGGCTTCAATCCATACGCGCGGACCAAGACCTTTTTCATCGTCTATGATAAAGGAACCGCCACTATTGTTCTGATGAAATTCAAAATACATGGTTATCTCCTGTTTTTAAAAGTGGAGGCGAGTGATGGACTTGCACCATCTCTACCGGGATACAAAGCCGGCGTCATACTATATAGACCAACTCGCCGTTTTACTCCGTTTTACTAAGTGCTCCTACGATATCAAGAATGTTATCGTGTAGAAGATACCCAGTATTTCTAACCATCTGAGACATAGCCCGTCTGTCGGGCGTAGGCGGGCTGTTGACTTCAATAACAAGGTCAGTAATAGCCTCATCAATTTCATCCAATAACTTGACTATTTTTTCCTCTATCTTTGCGACGTTTTCAGTCATACTAAGCTCCGCAACTATTGGTGCCGACGACGGGACTCGAACCCGTATGGGTTGCCCCGCGAGATTTTAAGTCTCGTGTGTATACCGTTCCACCACGTCGGCATTCGTTCATGTCCGCACCATGCCCGCTTTCCTCGTCACCATCAAGCAGGAACGCACGGTATGGTTAAACAGGAGGGTAGTGACCGAAAATCTTCCGGTACGCCTCGTCGTGGTCGCGAGACAGCTTGGCCATCTTGAGCATGTAATCCTTGGCTTCCTTGTACAGGGTCTCACTCTCTTTATTGAAAGCGGCACGCCGGGCGTCGTCCTGAATGGTCAAGGCATACTCATCTCGTGCGCGCTTGGCACAGTGGAAACAGGCCAAGCGGGCTTGGCCTGTACGGTCCCAGGTCTGCCCATTCTCGTCAATCTCGTAAGCTTTATCGTACATCGGCTTTGTCCTTGTTGTCGTAGTCTCTGATGCCTCGATCAATACACTCTAGCACGTCCTTGATTGCTGCTATTTGTGCGCGTGCTCGTTCTTCAACAAGCCTCTCTCTTTCTTTACGCGCTTTATATTCGCGCTCAAGGGTTTCTTTTATGCGCCTTTTGATTACGTAACTTTTCGTGGTCAACATTACGTCTTGTTTACAGTAGTCCGCAGTAGCAAAATCAAACCCTAGGTATTTGAACCTACCTGTTACTGTAGTGTTGTTGTCCAACAGTTTGAACGCGTCAGCGACGTGTTCTTTTCTCAGTACGTCTCCAAACTTACTGCTTCCTGTCGCGCCCCCCGAGTATATTTCAGCGAAAAGGGAGCGTTTAAACTCAGTTTTGTAAGGCGTATTAGCCACGACTGAAGTTCTCCGCAGGGATTTCGGCAAAGCTATCACGACGACACACCATACCAAGGTTGTCCTCCACGTGGTCACGGTAAGGAATCCAACCCCAATACTGACGGTGACGCTTTGGTGCGTTCCACCAGCGCCTGCCATCATCGTCACTAAACACAAGGTCAGCGTTTGCCGGGTGATCAAACGGTGACATGTGCCCTTCTGCGAGGAGATGGTTGCACAATTTGATGTCATCATCAACGGTGCTGAACACACCGTCAAACGTTTTATAGCTTACACGCGCACAGCGTGCAGCGCTCACATAAAACAGTTTATCAATGGAAAGCATCGGATCACAGTTGTCGGTATACGGCAAGTGATATATTGATGCCTTAGGCTTTTGCCAGTCACCTGCCATCTTCATAATACCGGCAAGTTCATCAAACTCAGGCTGCGCTTGCGGATTGATACGGAGCTTGAAGAAGTTGTCCCACTCAGTACCTGTAATGACCGCGTGGACGTATGCAAACGGTTCCAGGAGGCGGTTAGCGTGCTGCTTGTGTGTATCAAGCTTTCCAAGCCCGCTTGCCGCTTCCACCATAGCATCGCGCGCTGTAAGCCAAATTTCCTTGGCCAGGGCGTCCTTCTCCGGCGAGAGAACTTCGTCAGCCGCCATACCCTTCTTGTTCTTCGAAAACGTCTCAGGGACGAACGGCGAGTCCGTCACCATGTCAATACGCTTTGATACAGGGATAGCGCGTGAACTGGCAGCGCTCTTGGCTAGCACGCGATGCGTGTTGATCTCAGCCAGGAGCAAACGCGGAGCATAAATCTCATACGTCGTAATTACCGCGCCCGCGTTGCCGATTGTCTTTGCGATCACTTTAGCTGTTGTCAGGGTCATGTTATATCCTTACCGCTTGTTGTAAAACTCTTGATTAGCTGCACCGTACGGGTAGTTCTCCGGGAAAAATAAGTCAACATTTTTGTGTTCGTAAATTGCCTTATATACCCAGCCGTACTGTGCTTTTATGTCAAAACCTAAACCGCGTAAGGCAGTGATAATCTCTTTCTCCTGTAAGAACGGTGCTTGACGCACGCGATAAAAGAGAAGGTCCAGGTCATCACGCAGGCCAATCTTATACAGACACCCGCCCGTGAGCGCAACGTGTGCACCAAGGTCCTTGATTGTGTGTTCAACGATTATAGCAAGGTTGTGGGCTTCGTCGCGAGACCACAAAACATCGGTGCCGTTGTGTCGATATTCGGTCATTGGTTGTAAAAATCCGAAATGTGAACATCATTTATCCATGCCTCGGTTACCTTGAAAAATCCGCGCACGGTTTTAGCATAGATTGGGAACTCGTACTCACCGTTGTCGGCGTTGTCAATGTACGCCAACCACTCAGCGCACTTGTTTTTAGGAATGACGTAAATGTCGTTGTTGAACCCTACGACGCAGAACTCTGTATAATCATCTATTGCTACTGTTCGTTTTGCCATTGGCTTACACCTTATCCATGTTCCAGATATAGCGAATACCAGAGTTGTACGGACACATCCCGTGGTGATATGGAGCATCCGGGTCGCTGATTACTAGATCAATGTAACCCGTGTCGGCCCACTTATCTCCGACAGCTTGTAACTCGGTCTTTGTGTGTACCTCTTGTGGAACAACAACAAAGATACTCGATACCGCCGTGTCTGTACCAAGGTTTGAGGCTTCGATCTTAGCCAGCCGCTTGCGGTACCCTAAGGACGTATCAACAATGTCAAAAACAGCGAACGCGAAAGACAGCTTGGCGTTCGGTTCATTAACAAGATGATTTCCATACATCTCATCGGTATCGCTGAACATGACTTGCAACATACCGTCGAAGTCAGGAAGGCCGGACAACTGTTCTTGGACCATTCGGTTAGGAACAGGAGTAAGGCGCTTTGTCAGCGGCGTACCGTTCCTGATGATACAGCGCTCACCCTTTACGCGCGGGTGAACAAGGACAGGGTACACGATGTCCTTGAAGGACTTGAGGTTTGGCGCCATCATCGGCGCAAACGGGGCGTTGGTTGCAAAGCGGCTCTTCGGGACTGTCATTAAACTCTTTCCGTGTTAAGAAATACGCGCATGTTAGTGTCTAACACGCGCGTACAAAGAGAACAATGAACTGTTAAGCGTATGGTTAACCTTCACATGACTTGATACCAGTTGTAGGATCATATGTGCATGCACCCGACGGTTCCTCTTCCTTAGCCACCAGGATACCCATGCGCTTCCCAGCCGCACGGAACGTCGTACACCCCTTAGCACCGCCGTTGTAAGCCTTCCTGTATACGTTCTTGAACTCATCAAACGTAACATCGTCGCCAATGTTGCATGTCTTACTGACTGCGCTGTCAACCTGCTTCTGCGCAGCCAACAGGACACGCAGGTGCTCTGGGACCGTGACATCACTGGACACTTTACCTGTGACGCCAAACATCTTAAGCCCGTAGTCTTTTAGCGTCTCAACTTTAGGTCCCTCTGGCGTGTTAACTGTACGGTCCAGTGTTAGTGCAAACACAGGTTCAATTCCCGACGACACGTTGTCAGCACAGAGGCTGATCGTTCCTGTAGGCGCGATAGAAGTCAAGTGGGAGTTGCGAATACCAAATTCCTTGATGGCCACACGGACTTCCGGGTCAAGTGTTTTGATGAACTTTCCCTTAAGGTAGTGCTCTTCCTTGTACAGCGCGAATGACCCTTTCTCTTGGGCAAGTTTTGCGCTTTCCAGGTATACATGGTTCTTGATGGTGTCTAGGATTTTTGTCTGTACTTCCACGAACGCAACCGAGCCGTATGGATGACCCATAGCCTCAATCGCGTTCGCTAGGCCCATGACGCCCAGCCCCATACGGCGCTTAGAGCGCGCCTCACGCCCCTGCTGCGGTAACGGGTATGTTGCACGGTCAACAACGTTGTCCATAGCACGCACTACGTGAGGGATATCACGGATCAATTGATCGTAGTTAAATGTTTTGCTCTTTGTCACATACTTGGTAAGATTGAACGAGCCAAGCAGACACGCGCCAAACGGAGGAAGCGGTTGCTCCCCACACGGGTTGGTTGCCGTGATTGTTTCACAATACCACAGATTGTTCATGTCATTGATGGTGTCAATAAACAACACGCCCGGCTCAGCCCAATCCCACGTGTTGAGCATAATCTTCTCCCAAAGCTCGGCAGCATCAACTTCCTTGGCAATCTTGTCTTCAAAGCTAAGCGGGAAAGGCTTACCGTTTTCCAGGCATTCCATGAACTGTGCGGTTACACCGACGCTGATGTTGAACGCTGAGAGTTTACCTGTAACAGTCTTAGCGTCTACAAACTCCTCAATGTCAGGGTGATCGACGCGTAAAACTCCCATTTGTGCTCCACGCCTATGCCCAGCGCTTGCCACGGTATCACAAACTGAGTTGAAAATGTTCATGAAACTGACGGGACCGGAAGCTTTGCTCCCTAAGGTCTTGATCAGTGTATTACGTGGACGCAAACCGCTGAAGTCGTAACCAATTCCGCCACCCAGGCGCATCGTCTGAGCAGCTTCGGTGGCGCGAGCCATAATACTCCCTTCACCTTCCGTAAAGCTATCTTCAATGGTCCCAGACACGAAGCAGTTCATGCTGTGAACACCACACGCTAACGCGAATGAGTGTGTGGTAGGGACAACCGGACAGTACACACGCTCAACTCTCGGACTGTGGTAAGACCCGTGTACTCTCCAGTTTGTTTCACGCTTGGTTTTATTAATCCACCGTTCTTTATGCTTTGTTCTAATAAAGTCATCTACAGACAACCATGCTGAACGGAACCTCAAATTTCGTGAATCTTTATTACGCGTGCCGTAATTAGTTTCAGTTGCTAGCGGGGTGCTGTTTGCGACTTGCCAACCGATTAGCGGTGCCCACGTTTTGATCCATGTTTCTTCTTCTGAACCACAACACAGAGACAACTCCGGTTGCGATGACACACATCCGTCAACGGCGATCCACCCACGAAAAAACCCGCGTAAATAGTCTAGGTTAGTTGTGTTTGGAAGCTGTTTGAAATTGGGGTGTTTCTTAGACGCGCGGTAATGACAAACCTTATCACCATCCGCTGAGTTTGGTTGGGTAACACTGTCTGCCACTAGGTATTCGAGTAATTCTATTTTTTCATCACACAACCTGATCTTGTAGTGACCTTCCTGCTCACTGCCGTCACCATAAACAATACCATGCTCGATGCCTTTTCTGTAGCTTTCGTAATCTACGATATTCGTGGATGGCGTAAGTCCGTCAATTTCCCTTTTTCCGTTGGGATACGTGAATGCTTTGGTACGTAGTATAGTATCACCTGAAACCCAGCCGTGCTCAAGTGTTGAACGAAGTTCCACACTATTGAAACCTCCTTGAAACTTTAGAGCATAAGTGATCTGTTCACCGTGATCATAAACAGGACATTTAACCCAAACACCGTTCCCGTCCAGCAACGTTACAGTCTGTCCAGCAACGTCACGAATAGGTATTGCACCATACTCACGCGTCAGAATTTCAACATCACCTGATAGGCAATTATAAGGCGTTACGTCCTTAGGTGCGCCCATCGCTGACTGTACACGTCCACCAGGGAGAAAACGCATGTTCATCAGGATGTCATTGAACGCCTTGTAGTGGGCCTCGTCATCCTTTAGTGCCTTGGCAATGCGCTTCATACCGCTTTCAAAATCCTCGCCAGGATTGAGGTACTTCATTTCATAGATTTCGCGTGAAAACGCGCTGCTTGGTCCCTTCATAGGACTTCTCCTTGTTCTTGTTTTTAGGGATTATTCGTCGATTAGAATTTCGACAATCGGAATGTTCTTCCAATTCTGCGTGTCATACACGTCAGCAGACACAACCATGTCATCCGTGTCGAAGCGCACTGGTACATCAAATTCACAAGTGACGGTAACGGCGTGCCCCAATGGAGGCGTATTACCGCCAGTGAATGTGATCGTGCCTGTCGCAGAATTAAGCGTGTAGTGTGTTGTGAGAGTCTTTAACACACCGTTGACGTACACCTGAACGGTAGCAGCCACAGGCTTGAATATGCGCCGCGTGTACTGGTACGCACCAGAGCCATACTTCTTTGTGATCTTGAACACCGTCGTGGCGCCGTCACCAGTACCGATATTCTCGGTAGTCATAGAGAAGTCAGACCAGTCTTTGAAACGAAAACCGCGCGCCTTCCCTCGCGCGTTGAAAAAGAAGGCTCTGATGGTATCCATGTCAAGCGTGTCGCGTACAGTCTTGTCTAGTTGCCAGCGCCCGCGCGAATACGTGAAGTTCTGTTCCCGCGCCTCAGTCGGACCTTCGGACGCAAAAACCGGGGTCTTAAATCTAGGACCGCCAGAAGAGCCAAAAGCAATATCTTCGTCAAAACGCGGAGTTTCAATAAAGTCGTCCATGTACGGCTCTTCGTTTTCTTATCGTTTGTTGAACCGTTAGATTTACCATGCAAGACAATTCACCGTCAATTAGAAATCAAGTTCGTCGTACAAAATTTCTATTAACTTCACGCTTGACATTTCTTCTGAATCGTAGCCTGCGTGTGTAGGAAACATTTCGTCGGTATCAAAGCGCACAGGAACATCAAACTCACAGGTGATCACAATTGCGTGTCCGTTTGATGGAGCAACGCTGAACGTGACTTCCCCTGTTGTATAGTCTACTGTGTAGTCTACGCCTTCGGTCTTAGCGACGCCGTTTACAGTAATGCTCACCGTCCCGCTAACTGGTTTCAAAATACGACGCGTGTATGTGTACGATCCGACAGTATATTTCTTGACAATGTCATAAACAGTGGTTGCGCCATTACCTGTGCCGATATTGCCGCTTGTGATCTTGTAATCACACCAGTCCTTGAAACGGAAACCTGAATACTTACCGCGTGCGAGATAGAAAATCTCGCGAACGGTGTCCATGTCAGCACGCGTTCTGATGCCTAGACCAATGTTGAACACGTGCCGCGCTGTGCTCCAGTTAGCGGAACGCTGCTCAAGCCCGGCGTGTGCTTCAAACACAGACGTACTGAACGCGGGACCGCCTGTAGCGCCTTCGCTCACGGAATCGGGGAAACGTGGGGTCTCAAAGAACGTTGTAGTCATGTTGTGTTTCTTTTTGTTTTTTGTTTAGGTAATAACGTACTTTATCACGTTCACGTCTTTTTGTTATGTTTTTTGCATCGTAGGCGCGTACTCTAGCAAGAACTCTTTCTCTATTATTTTTGTAATATTCCTTGTTTTGTTCTAAAACTTTTTCACGATTTTGTTTATAATACTTTTTACCGCTCACTCTGTATTCACCCGAAGCCGCGCGCCTTTCGGTTCTTAACCGTGAACATGTAATACACTTTCTACGACCTTCACGTGTTCTTCCAGTGTTTTGTTCTGTGTATACGTGACCGTGCTTACAGTGTGTTTTTGTAGTACTCGGTTGTATCTTGGAATGTTGGGATTTAGTCAGTACTTCTAAATGTAAAGGGTTACAACAACTTTTGTTTCCACACTTATGGTGCAAGTCGCATCCGTCTGGTATTTGTTTACCCGTGTTCCAGCTAAAAATAAGCCTGTGTACTCTATAGTACTTTCGTTCGTACCCTACGTGTCCGTATCCTTTCACGGTACACCCCTTCCACAACCAACAACCTGTCATGGTCGGCATGCTTATCATACTATAAACGTTTTCTGGAGTATTTTTAGCTATCATTTTTATACTCGTTTTTTACATCCCCATTCTGCGGCATTAATATTGGACACAGTCCACGCCGAAGACGTGTTGGGGTCTTGCTCCCAAATCTTTTTTCGCCAACGGTAAGCAGTTGACGTAGTGCCGCTAAGCGCCAAGTCGGCCCCGGCATCTGTAGTGCCACCAGACTTAGCGACCAGAGCTAGCTTGTCGCCTGTCGTGTCCGAGCGCGCAAGCGCGAACAACGCCGCGAAGTGGATCGTCGTTGCGTTTGTCGCGCTGATGGTCCCGTGAGACGCGAGGTTGATATCGTTAGTTGTAGCCTCGCTAATGTAGTCGGTGTCGTCGTTGTAGGCTCCGAGGGCATCGTCGATGCACTGAAAATTCGAACCTGCACTAGCCGTCCATTGTAAAGTTCCGCCGTCAGCGTCAGGAACCGCGCATTCGTATCGCATATCACCTTTATAGTCATTGAATGTCGCCCCGCTACCGTCCATTACAATGATATCGCTGATGTAGGTGTTGTTCTCGTTTCCTCTGAACGAAAGCTGCTCGATGTTTGACGTGTTCCCTGTACCAGAACGAAAGTCACCAGACAGCGCGTTAACAACAAGCTCACCGTCAACCTTCAAGTTGAACGAACCGCTGTCCAACATAGACACCTTGATCTCGATGTAATGCCAGCACCCCGATTGAATGGCCATAGGATAAGCCTTCACAATCGTATCAGAGGAGTTAAGGATGTAAATAGTTCCACCATTACCGATCTGCACTGTCCAATGGTTAGAGGCAGCGGAAGTACGACAGATAAGAAGATTGGTGCGGCTCACCACGTTACCGCTCTGCGAACCGGACCACTTCAATGCAAAACCGACGATTAAGGTAGAACCGCTGACAGCACCAGAACCTAAGCGGATAAGCTCCTGGCGGCCCGTAGCCTGGATTTCAAGCGCCTGCTCACTAAAGCGCCCGCCAGACGCAGACAACGCAATACCGCCGTCAATAGACCACTGCGTTGTGAGGTCGTCATTGTCCGTGCCAACGTCAGCGACGGCAGCGTACCGGCGGAACTCTTCAATGAGGATTAGAGCCATTTTACGAACTCGCCACAATAACGGTGTTTGGTTTATTTCCTGTGGCTGCTGTAGCGCCAGTAGAGCGGATGACTTCTACAGCCATGGCAGTAACGCGCGCCGCTGGCGTCGTCGTGTAAGCCACCACTAGAACCTGTTGTGTTACTCTTGCCGTCATGTCGTCAACTCCACGCCCGCTTTCAATGCGTCCACAGCAGCACCTGTCCAGGCTATCGTACCATTAGGGTCACGGTAGTGCACACCATTTCGCCGCCACGCGTAATTCGTCGTCAGGCCCATTGTTGTGCCGTTTTCAGATGAAGCTGACGATGTAATGAATGAGCGTAATGATCGCGCACCCGCGTCTGTCTTTTTAGCGCGGGCGCGAACCTGCACGGCATGGATTGCCGTTGGGTTGTTATTCAAGTTGCTGAACTGGAAGTCGGACTTTTGTGATGCCGTACTTGACTCAATGTAATCAGTGTCGTCGTTCGCAACACCTAAACCATCATCGACACACTGGTAATCAGAACCAGCCGAGGCGGTCCATGCGGTATTTGAACCGTCAGCGTTCGGGATCAGCGTTTCGATCTTCGTTTCACCAAGGAAGTCATTCATGTACGAGCCCGTACCATCCATGATGATCACATCATCCATTCGCCATCCGCCACCGGAACCAAGCCACTGAATGAAGGCAAGTGTGCCTGACGAATATGTGTCAATGCTGGTTGCTGTGATTTTCGTCACGTCATTGACTTTGACGGTAATCGAGCCTGTACTGTCATTGGTGCCTAGCACCACTTTCACTTCAATCCAGTGCCAAGAAGCGTCAGACAACGCAGCGGATGCAGTAGAGCCTACCTGAGTACCTGCCTGATTGAACGCTTTCAGGTCTCCAGACGCGTTATTCTCCAGGTAGAATAAAGCAGTGCTACCATCGCGTACCCAACCACGCAGTAGTTTGTCAGTTGTTCCATTGCTTGCCCTATTCTCCATGTAGTAATGAAAACCGATAATGATGGTCTGACCAGGAGCCAGATCGAAACCGCCCATATACCATCCGGTCAGCGCGGTGTTGCTTTTCAAACAACCACCACCATACCGTCCTTGAGACGTGGAAAACGTCTGCGCAGTAGACGATGATTCGCTGATCCAATTCGACGAGCGAACGTCAGCGATATCGGCGTAAATGTCAAAACCGTCAGCAACTAAAAGCGCCATATATAGCTCCTAATACCGCTTTATGCGCTATAAATAGCACATTAGAGCGTGCGCGTACCCTTCAACACAATACCAATATCCGCCATCGACGCGTCTGGTGGAGACGGGGCCTGGATAGAAATTCGGTCACCAACGGACAACGAAACAGCGCCACCAGTGGTGGCAAACGTGAACACACCAGACGTTGAAACCTGGATAGAACCGATAGAAGAACCGTTTTTCTTCACATCGAAGGTCGCAGTGGCTGCGGGATTGGTACCGACGTGCCCCTGACTACCAGCAAAGTCGTCAGCGAAGTCGATAGCACGAACGGCGACGAACTTCAAGACTTCAAGGCTACCCGTAGGCGAACCAGGGTAACTGAACCCGATATCATACGGAGCCGTGGTAAGTCCATCAAATTCAGCGAGCTTCACCATGTCGTCGTGTGACTGGTGAATGAGCGCGCTAGCGCCCGCGTTAACCGTTATAGTAGTGCCTGTATCGTCAGATTTTACCGTGGCCACATAAGATGAAGCGTTTTTAAATACGAAGAGGCGGTCAGCATTATTGACTCCATCAGGCTCACCGAGGAATACGAAATTGAAGTTACCGCTACCGCCCGAGGCAACATAGTACATATATTTTGTACATTCATCTGTAGTCAAGTTAACAGGGCCGGTCCCAGTAACCGTTTTGGCAAGCTTACGATTAGCAGCCCGCTCTAGGTCACGGAGAATATTATTAATAGTAATGTACTTGTTAGCCTGATTTTCGGCTAATTCAGTGATATTCAGAATAGCGGACGTACTCATTATTTATGCTCCAACAATATTTGCCTAGCGGCACCCATTCGGAAATTGATAGCAGACCCCTCTTGGTACATCACACCATAGAGATCAGTTGTTGTATTGTCATAACCGTCCTCTGTCTGCATTGCAAGTGTATACGTGAATGTAGGGACAGTAACAGTCTCTTTTCTTAAGTAAGTGTCTGGATCAGATGCGTCAAACACATCCTCGTCAGTGTGGACAAACACAACATAAGATTCGTCTATCTCGTTGAGAGGAACGTTTTCTGCTCCATCATCCGGGAAGTCGTCGCCATAGCGTGTACGCCTAGTCCACGTGAATACAGCGTCATCCGTTGACCAAGAAGCGTGGAGGTCAGCCACCGTAAACGAACGGAGGTTCAACGCGGTCCACAATCTCACCAGGGCGGGTTGAAACGGATTGCCTGTTTTCATCTGGTACTGCAAGGCAAACTTAGGCGACGCCACAGGCAGCTTGATTGCGCGCACAGAAGCATCATCCAGGACTGCCGAAGCGTTGCCTAAGAGAATAAACTTGTCGCCTACGACTTGAACCCCAGCAAATGGGTCCGTACCCATTTTTGCACGATGGAGTCCGGTGAGAAGATACGTGTCGTTACCTTCATCGACGACTGTCGTGAATTGCAGCAATTCGCCCCCGCAGTATGCGAGGTTACACGAATTGCTAGCAAGTAGGGCGGATAGACTGGATGATTGGGGAACACCAAACCCTGAGTGGATGATTTTGACGCGCAACTGGCTGGTGTCGTCGGTGGAGTATCGACTTGTTTTGAAGTCGGGTGGGTTTGTGACGTATCCCCAGGTTGGGAACGCTGTCGGTCTTTTAATAGTGTAAGTAGCGGTTCCATCCACTGACACTGTGATGTCGTTTTCGAGGACGGCGGATGCTCGGTGGTTGATGAACGCGGTATAAAGAACATACTTGTCGGTAACATCGTCAGCCTCGTCAAAAGAGCGGAAGGGAATAAGCATGGGGAAAGGTTCAATGCGCGGAGGCACGGCGTCAAACGCACTGGCGTCGTACCTTCCATCAGCGGCAAACAAGTTGACCACCTGAGTATAAATGTCGGGGTCCTCTTGGGACGCCTCAACCCGCACGCTCTTGTCACCGCCGACAACAGTTCTGCGGATGCGCATAGTGATGTCGTTATCAGGATCGTTGTCACGCTGTACCTTGATAACGTCTGCCGGATCAAGGTACATGTACCTGGGAGGCAGATTAATTTCGTATGTGGTGTCGCTCACCAACTTAGAATAAAGAAGAATTTCAGCAAGAGACTTCGCCGAATCGCTCGTCAGAACGACGGGAACGTCAACGGAAATAGCGGCGTCATTATCGAAGCTCTGATTACCATAGCGAGGTAACAGGATCGACTGCACGTTGTCTCGGTATTCACGCGTGAAGTCACGGTATTTGAGATTGATCTTTCTGATGCGCGAAATGTCGTTCTCGTCCGTAGTGTTCAACCACCCTGCCTCGTTCACGTCAGAAAGATACTTGTGGTTAATCGTGATACCAGCCGCGTCACCGCGCGTCTTGTACTTGATGCGACCGTTACTCTCGATAACATCGAATTTGAACACCTGACCAAGCTCGGAGAAAATAGCACGCAGAGACTTCTTCGTTTCAACAGTGTAGCCGTTGAGTGTGATAGCGTTAAGATCACTGATATCCATGTCCGTGGACAACAGCCCAATCCGGTCAAGAAGATCGGCCACAATATCGGCCAAATCCACTGTCGTCTGCGCTACGCGTGTGAGAAAGAACTTAGAAACAAGCTTTCCTGTCGTTGTAGACGTGTAGGTAATGCTATCTTCTGCGCCGTTGTAATACTGATTACCACCGGCCAAAACAGGCAGATTGACGTTACTGATAACCGCCTGCTCCTGGACAACCTCGCCAGTCTGCATGTCAAGAGTGAAGATGCCAGAAGTCGAGCCGACCCAAGCATAGCGACTTGACGGACAGTACGCAACATCACCGCCCTGCATGTCAGGATATTCGTAAGCAGGGGACTTCCAAACAACTGCGTCATTATAAATATCATACTTCACCGCCACTGGCGTACGATTACCAGAGCGGAAGAAGATTACTGGCATCTTGTCAGAAGGATCGATAATAATAGTAGAAATGTTGTGGGGAATGCCCCTACCAAGAAGATCATCGCAATCGATTGTACCGACTTCCACCCATGATGGTGATGCCAACAACGACGTTTGTCCGTCAAAAACCGTGATAATGCCGACATTGAACTCAGTTCTTTCATCTGTGTCATAACTTAACACAAGTGCGTGATGTCCGAGCGTAGATGTTACGCCATCCATAAATGTGGGAGTGTCATTGGCAAATGTGCCAGAAAGCGTCAAGAAAGCTGATCGTGCGTCATCTTTCGGCATGACAGCACCAAGATTTGATACCGGAACAATTTCACCGGTCTCCATGATCTCAGCAAACCCGATAGCCGTATTGACTACGCCGATAGCCATGAACACATCAGTCTGAACGTCCGTTTCAGACCCGATTGTCGCAAACGCGATGGAGCCCTTCCCGAGCGCCGAGAAGCCACTTGCAAGGTTGTGGTCACTAACGCCGCCGCCGGGACCAAACGTGTCCATCACGCTTTGCGTGAATGGATTCCACGTACGCAGTGTACCGGCGTTGGATACTGTCTGACACACCATGAGGAAGCCTGTGATAGGCAACAGACGCGTCAGGGGGTAGTTTGGTGTGTAGCCTTCGGTGACGACAATCTCAGTCTCGTCAATAGTCTCCATGGTGTTGTAATCGAGACGAAGGAAGCCGCTACCATTCGGGGGCGTGGCTGTACCGTTGGCATCTTCGGCATCGGTGTAGACGTAGCTGAAAGCCGGATCGACAATCAGGAACTCACCGCCCATGCTGTCGAATTTCTCTTCCGGTGTAATGACGTTACCGTAGACGCGCGGGTAGGTGGCTTCAGTGTGCGACGTCACCTCGACAAATAAATTAGGAATCGTGTTACCGCCGATAATGAAGTTTTCGAAAAGAATATACGCGACGCCACGGTAAGCGGGCGTGTTTTCGTATCCTTCTTTAGTGACAATAACGCCCTCTGGTAATTGTGTTTCAGAACCTGAGAAAATGGTAATACGCGTCTGACGGACTGTGGATGGTAAGTTGCGTAGAGGACTGTCGGCGTCAGTCAAATCAATAGTTGCGCCAGCAATAAAGCCGTCAGCATTAGGCTGGGCAATATCGTTTACGTCAGTTGTGACGCTGTTGTCCAGCACCAGTTTGTCACCCAACCACATCCTAACAACACCATCAATTTCACCTTCGCACAGACCAAGAGCAAAATCGATAGTGTTGTAGTATTCGGTACCACTAGCCATCAAATTACGTTTGATTGGGCTCGCCCAAAATACGTTACCGTTGAGTTTGTCGGAACCATAAACAATAGGTAACGGTACACCGTAGGAACTAGACGTAAAAGAGATACCGTTATCAGTTACAGTAGTGGATGGAAACTCCCGAGGATCATCAGCGTTCTTAACACGATCACTGTCACGCGGATCAACGTCTTCGCAAGCAAAATCAATAATCAGCTTCTTACAGCACAGCGTACAAATAGCCATGCACATATCATAAGAGAACTGTGCACCATACCTGTACTTGTCACAACACTTCTTACGCCCGCCCTCATAGGGGACCCACGTCATACCAATGATCTTGGCATGGCGGAAGTCGCACCCCAATGAGCCTAAATTATTTTCCGTAACCATGTATTAGACCTTACGAATAGTCGGGTCATCCACGGAGCCACCAAAACCAATACGAGACTTAGCGCGCTCGATCTTGGTTTGAAGCTCTGTCAGCATCTGATCCTGGCTGGCAGCGAAAGATTTCGCGTCCGGCGTGTTTACATACATGTTGACTATCACGCTACCCGATGTTGTAGACGGTACAGTTGTAGTGGTAACCGGATCACGTACCGCGCGACGCAGCGGAGACGCTTTGTCAGCAGGCTCACGTAACTCGACTGGAACCCTACGACCATCAGGCAACGGAATGACAGCCTCATTCGGATGCAGAATAGCAGCAAACCCGCCGGAAGTATTCGGAGTACCGGAAGCATAGCGTGGAACGTTTGATGTCCCACCAACACCCATACCATCAAACGTACGCGCTGTGACCTGTCCGTTTTCTCCTACAACACCGATAGCACCCGGAGCCGTGTAGCCACCACCAAAAAATGAGCGCCTAGCCGCAGCCGTAGACGGTGTGTCTGGCTGATTGGCAGGAGCCGTAGGAGTGGTAGTACCAGTACCACTTGTGCCTGTTCCTGTCGATGTGGATGTGCTGCCAAGGTTAATTTTGTTAGCAATCACATCTAACACAAGTGTTTGCTGGTGAAGAGCCTGTACCCACCTGTCACTCTCATTTTTAAACACTACACCGATAGCGCGGATGCTGTCGATAAACTCCCCAGTGAATGATACTGGGATAGAACGCCCATCGGGCAAGGGAACGACGGCTTCGCCTTGGTGCGCAATGATAGGGACTTCACCTGAACCGGGCGTGTATCCGCCGTCAGCGAAACGGCGGGCGCCATTCCACAAGCTAAGCGGAGCCTTTCGGCTTTCAATTGCCGCGCCGACGATACCGCCTTTCTGCATGTAACCATAATCACTCTCAGTCGCCTTATCATACGAGTAAGACGACGAATCAATATAGTCACTGTTGTTCTGATAACTCGGACTATTGTAATATTCAACAGGATCATAAGCCACAGTGTTCTGTTGGTAATATCCAGGCTTATCAGACGTATTCGCGTTAGCAGTGGGCGAATTGTTGTAAGATTGCGTAGACTGATTCCAACCAGTATACCACGAATTATTGCTGGCTTCCTGTGTGACGTTGCGCGGCGTCCCCTGTGGTACAGAACGATTAAGAACAGGAACGCGATCACCGGTAGCCGTTACCCATTCAAGGGCTGCGCCATAACTTCGTGCAGCCGCAGTAGCATTGTTAAAACCACCAACATTAGAACTAAGCACAGTATTTAAGTTGTTACCAGAAGTAGACGCACCACCGGAGGCAGCAGACACACCGTTAAGAGCCGTCGTGTGACTATTAGCCGACTGTGTGGCACCGTTCTGTGAATTAATGAGGCTCTGCATGCTATGGTCAAGACGCGTGCGCTCAGCCGTTTCATTACGCATAGCAGCGTTCATGTTACGGCTTTCCTGCGCAGCACGGCGTGTAGCGTCAGTTTGTTCGTTTGTCCGACGCGTCGTATTAGACGCAGCCCCAGCAACGTTTGTATACTCTTCAGCCGTGTCGGACATAGTCGATGCTGTGTCGAGCGCGGTACCAGTCAACTGACCAAGCATACTATTGAACACACCTGTTGCCTGCGACGCAGTTTCGGTGTCACCGCGGAAACGCGAAATAATGTAGGTCACACCAGCAATAGCAATGACAACACCAAGAACAGCGACACGCCACGCGCTTGTTAGAACATTGAGAAGCGCTAGTGTAATCATAACAGCACGAAACGCGGCGTTAACAGTCCACACTAAAGCGCCGGCCGCAACGAAAGTCATAATAACACCGGCAGCAAAACCGATTGCATTGGCTACAGTGATACCTGAATTAGCTAACTGATCAAAACCAGGAATCCAACCAAACATGGCAGTAGCCACGTTACCGATAACAGACATTACAGCGGAAATAGCATTCACCACTTCAGCGCCGAACACAACCGCAGCAGCCATAGCCGCAGAAAAACCAGACGCGAATTGGCCCAAAAAGCTGCCAATATTGGCCATAGCTTGCATCACTGCCGGTGACGCAAGGGCCTCCTCTAATAGTTTAAACCCTGACGTAAACTTCTCAAAGAAAGGCATACCGAACGCCAAATTGAGTTCTGTTAACGTGTTCTTAAACAGGTTCATAGTGGCGTCAAGCGTGCGCATAGCTGCTGGCAGTCCGGGAGCAGCCATTTCATAAAGAGCATTGATCAGCTTCGTCACTTCACGCGACGACACCTGACCAGCAGCCATCATTTCCTGCAACTTGTCGGTCGTCACACCAAGAGCGCGCGCCATCGCCGCAACAGCAGGAACACCACGGTCACCTAACTGACCGCGCAACTCTTCCATCTGCACTTTGCCCTTCGACATCATCTGTTCGAAGGCACGCATAGAGCCAGACGCCTGATCTGCGCTGAGACCGAACACACGGAAAACAACATTCAGACGATAGAAGTCAGCCGCAGAATCGCGAGCAGAAACACCGCTACGAACCGTAGATTGGGTCCAACGCGAGTATGCCGGCAGAAGATCACTAATATCTCTACCTGTTTCACGCGCCACGCGCCTGAGGAACTGGAATTGTTCAGCAGCAAAGCGGGTCTGCGCACCTACATCGGGTCCACCGTACAACGCCGTCATCTGCGCCTGAAACGATTGGAGCGCGGACGTGGCGTCGAACGATGCACGAACAAAGTTACCAAACCCGACAGCGCCTAGAGAAACACCAAACGCAGCTAGCAGATTGTTTACCGGAGCGATTGTGCCTCTGAGATTGTTAAATGAATTACCAGCCTGATTGTTGGTTGTAACGGTTCGCTGGAGCGTAGCGTTTACTTGCTGTGCCGCAGCATTGATCTGATTGAAACCAGAAACAATCTGATAGAAACTAGCCGGAACCGTCAACGAGTTAAGCTGCGTCACAAAGCGGTTGAAGTCTGTAGCGAGCTTATTAAAGTCGACGACTGCCAGTGCCCGCATACCGCTAGCAAGAGCAGTAACGTCTTTTACCGCATTTAAGCCTTTCAAAGCGTTGGCAAGGTTTCCTACGTTTTGAACCTGTCCAGGGTCAACCGAGACCGAGCGAAGCTGTGTTACCAGATTGCTAAACGCAGAGCCTTCATTACCAACGCGGTCCAAGGACGCACGAAGGCTGTCCAGCGACTTTTCAATCTGCTGGATAGCCTGATTAGCCTGTTGGGTACTGATTTGTAGCTCTAAGGCCATGGTCGTTCCTACTTACCGTAATTCCCGGTAAACTACCATGACAATTAACCATATACAAGTCTTATTGTTTGGCCTGCGCTTTTCGCTTTTCTTCGATAAGATAAGCTTCCATTAGTGGCACATACACTTTGTCCATAGCTACAATAAGATGGACAAAGTTTTGTACCTCAAATTCGTCCGTAATCTTGAATAGCCGTAGATAACTTTCAATCTCAGACAACGGAATACGATTGACAATTACGTCCGCTGTCCTTGGACGCATGTCAGAAAGAAAATGGAAAGCTTCGTAATAAGCACGATAAGCTGTATCAAGTTCAGGCGCATTATCAAGAAACGGGACACTCCGCCCCGCTTCTCGCATTCTTTCAAACTGTTCGAGTTTTAGATATTTTCTGTGGTTCTCAGTCCTGTGACGGAGAACCTCGGTCAGTTTTTTTCCGCAGCTTCCCGATCTTCAATACGGAAACTGTCAATTGACTGCGCCATAGAAACAACGCCGTCACGGAACACGCGTAAGTCCGTAAGAAGGCGTACAGCCGCTTCCTTGGAATACGGGATTTCTTTACCGTCACGGTCAACGATACCAGACCAGTCAATGAGAACCGCTTCGGCAACCTGCTCAATAAGCAGCTTAATGGCAACAGCGGTAGGATACTCGCCCTTCACCATAAGACGCCGGTTAGCGCGATCCAGCCGACGACGAACGTTCATCGACTCGCTGCACATAATGTGACGCAGCTTCACATTAATACCGCTACCATCACCAAAAATGTCGTTAAACCAACGACCATCTTCCTCGGCTTTGGAATCGGTCTCACAGATATCAAAAATGTTAGGCTTCTTGGTAATATCAGTCATTGTCAGGCTCTCTTTTGTTAGTCAGGCGTTATATAGGTGTCCCCGCCACCGGGCCTGACACCAGTGGCGGGGACTCATCGGCACAGGGAGCGCATTGAGCCGACGAAACACATCACAGACAATTCCTAGCGCTTGCCTGTTATTTCTTAGCCCACGCTGCCCCAAACGCTGGAGAAGCGCGTGACCATAAACATCGTCTGGAGCGAAGAATCACGGAAGGCCATGAACTCCATCGGCTCCATAACATCCTTGTCAATACCGGGCGGAGAAATTGGGTCAGCAGACACCTTCATCGCAGGAATCTTGAACCAGTACGTCTGTTCGTCCGCGTCAGTAACATCGAACTCAAGCGACACGGTGTCGTGATCAAGGAACGCATTGAACATCGTGAAGTCCTCGAAATAGACTTCAAGCGTACCCTTCAGAGCGAAACGACCGTAACCGATACCAGCCGGGAACTTCTCACCGACAGCCCGCTGCTCTCGAAGATTGGCGTCACCCTGGATTTTGATATTCATAACCGCCAGATCAAGCGCCGTACCGTCCTTGTAAATGGTACCGACATTCGACGTTGCGTTCAGCGGCTCAGTGCTGGTAGCGGGGAGAACCGTGTACGTGCCGGTATTACCCAAAGCAGTGCCAGACGGCTCCGTAGCCGTCTCACGCCCCTTAAACGAGAAGGACATGTTGAGAATTTCGCCGGTCTGGACGTTAAAGTCGAAACCACCAACACGCAGACCGTCGTGACTGAAATACTTCGCCACGTCGGTAAAGCCAGTCTCCATCGAGAACGACTGCTTGGTGATATCGCCAACAACACCAGGATTTCGAACGTGAGAACCCTTCACGATCACTTTCTTGCTTCCCGCGTTCGCATCTGTAGAAAGCGTCTCAACAGTAGTGAACGTATCGTTGTCCGGCACCGACGCAACGGTATAGAAACCGCCCTTGGTAGCCGAACCGCCGGAGAAGTTGGTCTCAGTGATACCGCCCGATGCAGACGAAATTGAGCCACCAGTCTGACGGTGGTTCGTTAGCGTAACCGTGTCAGTAGACACGGTGCACGAGATCATCACATTCTTACGCCGGAACTGATCCATGATCGCCGCCGAGATCGACGCAGCAAGCGTCGCTGGCGTCCCGCTAAGAGCAACATGAACGTTGCCAGGGGTCACCAGGGCAGAGTTTGTACGAATCTCAAGCGTGATCGTATCCACGCCGTCAGAAATGACGATAGTATCACCCTCGGCAGGATCGGTAGCGATAGCCTGGATCGTACCGGTCTCTTTCCCTAGACCCTCAATCCAAACACGCTGACCAACCTTAAGGCCCGCGTAAGCGTTAGCGCCACCGCCGTCAACCGTATTGCCCGACGTGAACGTAACCGTGGTAGCAACGGAGTGAACGTCGTTGGCGTCGAAAATACGCGTATAAGCCGAACCAGCCTCAACCGCAACAGTCTGGTCAACGGTAATCACCGTATTACCGCCAGAATACGACGGAGCGCCGTTTACACTGACGTAAATGTTATTACCAGCCGTAAGGAAGCCTTCGAGCTTAAGCCACTGATTATCCGCTAACCAGTCGGTCCAGTCAGCGCCTGTAATTGTAACTTCGTGTACACCAGTAATTGACACAGACGTACCCTTGACCTGGAACCAATTCATGGTCTTAGTCCAGGCACCAAGTAAGAACGCCTGCATAAAGTCGTCGAACGAGCCGGCAGCAACTTCAAACTTCACATCACCGCCAGTAGACGCAGCGGTTTCCACGATGGACGAAACCATCCGATCAGCGCGGATTTCCTCAGACATCTTCGTGTCTTTGGTAGCAGAAATACCTGAATTGAGAATGCGAAGCGTTTTCACAGTACCAGAGCCGGGAGTAGTACCCCAAGTGACCTCTGGAATAGAAAGAAGCTGAGCGCGGTTGCTTTCAGCGGAGTTGATGGTAACCATTAGGTTATCTCCTGACGCGTTGTTATTATTTTTGGACGGGCAAAAGCCCTACGCGCCCCGCGCTTTTCCATTTGCTTGGTTAACATATCGGCAATGAAAAGTCAAACTTATAGTGAAGATAAGGTATGCCAATATCTGAATTCACACACTACATTAAACGTCATCCACCCATTTATGGTACCTCTGTTTATTTTTTTGACACCATAAAGCGTAATTGACCCGCTACCAGGAACATTTACCTGTTGATCAGCAAGGGTACGGGTCATTACGTCAACTAGTTCTCGCAATTCTTTCGTTCCCCTGTCCTCCGGTGACATACACTGGACTTGAACAGCACCTAGTGTTTTGTATTTACCGTTAGACCCTAAAGCGGCTTTACACGTATCATTGTCCGCAATGGTAACAAAAGCCCACGTTACGCCTACAGGTTGTGTATACTTCTGACCTTGGAAATACACCTTAGTCGTAGGCAGCGCGGTTCCTACTTTGTTTATAATATGCTGAGACAAGTGCGCGCGAACATCTTCACTAGGTGTGTTACTCATTTAAAATGCTCCAGTTTGGCGCGGGCACTTTGCTCCGCAAGCAAGGAAACCACGCCCGGATAGCGTGGTGATAATTTTGCACTACGTTCTGGTGCATCGCCGTTATCAACTAAGTCCCACTTATCAGAACGTACCGTATTTGTAATGAACACAGTCTGGTTTAACGTGTTGAATGATGCAGCAACCTGCATGGCTTCTTCCAGCGCTGCGCTCTGGTTTTCATCACGCCTAGGCTCAGGACCCAAAGACATTTCATTAGTGTCACCAGGATACCCGGTACCTAAAGCGGCAAGCGTGCCTGAGGGCATGGAATTGACGCCTACGCGGTAATTCCTGACGGTCTCTCCTGACCACACAGGCGTCCTGGACATAAGCTCCATCATGATAACAGAAACGGCCTTGCGGACTTCAATTACAGCCTTGTTTTTAATCTCGTCAATTTCTTTTTGAATGTCCCCAATAAAGTCAGAGACGTTTACAAATTTTACACTCATTACGTTTTCCTAACGTACAGAATGTGAACAACACGTCCAGGGACAGGTGTTATTTTCGTGATCTGCCACGTGACACCGTCAATAACAAGATAGTCCTCGACTACAGGCGTAATGGGAAGAGCGTTGTACGGAATTAGGGCTTTCTGCATAATAGAATCAGCAGGAAACCATGACACCTCGTCGTCCTTGAGTTTCACCAGCGCACAACGTACCGCACTATAAGTGGTGGCTGTTGTAGTGGTAGTGTCTGTAACAGGATTGTAAGACCCTGGCCCAGCTACAACGTAGTTGACAGAAGAAATAAAATCCCCAGCCGCTGTGAAGGCTTTATCAACACCAGCTTTTACGGTGACAGTCAGTGCCATTTTACACCTTCACAATTTTTCCGAACACGTGTCCGCTAGCCATTGGATAGAAACCAATGTTACGCAATAGCTGGTTGAACAACGGCGGGGTAGATGGTTGTACAGCGCCATCTTGATATTGAATTTCAATAACATCAACAACGATAGCTTTCAAAGCATCGCCGCCTTGAGAAACCGTAGCGTCTGTTGTCTGTAAAAATTTGGCAACTTCACACGTAAGTTCTTTTAGTTGGAGAGGGATTTCATTGTCTTCAATAGTTACATCGTCGCGATCAACAAGGCCAGTACGAGGCCAACGTAAATCACTTGTTTCATCACTTTTACTGCCTTTCCACCGCACTTTTTGATCGAGAATACGTGTAGCCCATATAAGGGAATTTTCTTTCGCATCATTTGTTAATGCATCCCACGTAGTAGAAAAATTCAAATCAGGTGAGAAGTACGCGTCAGCAAACGCCACGCTAACGTAACTGTTAGCGCCTGCCACTACAGTACCATCTTCCACAGTGATAGCCATAATTTAACCCCTCGTTGTTGGGCGAGGGGTTAAATTAACACAAACGAACAAGAAGTCAACTATTACGCGGCAGCGTCAATCTCTTCCTGCATTTTCTTGGCACCCATGCGCGGGTGTGCGTCCTTACCGGTAACTTCCTTGTATCGGACACGGAGCGCTGCAAGGGCTTCTAACGCTTTGGCGTTAGGGTCTTCTGCACTGTTGTCTGCTCCGCTCTGATCAACTTCTGGAAGATTACCAGCGCTTTCAGCTTCTTCTTGAGCGGCGAAATGCGCTTCTTCCTGTTCGCGCATAGCCTCAATCATAGACTGCTGGCGAAGAGCATCCGGGTGGTCGTCAACAATAGTCGGAGCGCTAGCCTGTTTATACCCGTGGAAACGAATTAAATCACGCGCATTAGGTGCGGTGTGTGTTTCAACCACACCAGCCGGTGAACGGACTTTCATCATACTAACAGGAGGGCGACGTGAACCGCTAACACGGTTTACCTGTGGAGAGTTAGGAATACCGCCGATCATATTGATCGTGGGCTTTGAATTATCAGAAATTACCATTTGTCAGGCTCCATACAAAAGAAGGCGCAGGCCATTACAGCCTGACGCCTGTTGACCCGTAGCCGTTATTAGCCACGGAGTTCCTTAGCCATGAAGGCACCATACGTGATCGACGGCGTAGTCCCGCCGAGCGTGGCCTTGATAGCAATCCACTTATCGGTACCAGACGAATCGGTATCGAAAGTCGGAATTGACTTGGCGTCCACATACATCATGAACGGACCTGTAGTACCGCGAGGAACAGTCATAGTAGCGACTGTAACCGGCGAGTTCGAATGATCCGACGTGTCGTCAACCTGAATGGTGAGAACGTAAGTCTCGTCACCGCTGCCGCTATCACAAGCCGTGATGAAAACCTGAACGGCAATCACGGAGTTAGGAATTTCCTTACCGTCATGCCAATAAGCCGTATCAAGCTCATTTAGCGAAACCGGCGTCTCGGTTGCCGTCGAAGTCTCAGCGCCGTCATCAACGTTACGAAGCGTAACTGCCGAAGCTGTGTCAATAAGGTGACGCATACGCGAAGAATTAACACTCATTTTTTAGTCTCCTTGTTCGTTTTCAGCTAGGTGGGTGGGGCTATCAACCCCACCATCAGCCTTACGCAACCACTGCCGCGTTGCTAATACCCCAAAGACGCGCAGCGCATCGCGGATGCATCGTCACGAGGCCGATATCCCACTCAACGCGTGTACGCCAAACGGGCTTGGAATCGATCTCGCCGAGATCACGGACTTCCATTACACCATTCTGTAGACCGGAAATCATACCATTACCGATAGAGAGAATGTAAATCGAAGTAGCCGTTGCCGTCGAACCACCGGGACCGACCTCATTGAAGTCGAGAACGCGGGCGCCAGTCTCGTCGTGATCAAGGACCAGAATCGGAAGATCGTTGTACATCGTGATCTTACGACCAAACTCGTCCTTACCGTAGGTGATGAAACCGCCAACGGACGTACTACGCGCAGCAGCCGTAAGCCGGCGGACCATCGCCTTGCTCATGATAAGATGCGTCGGGAAGTCAACAGCGTCAATCGCCTCGTCGAGCTTGATGAGGCTCAGAGGATCACCACCGTTCGTCGAACCAGCATCGATAAGCTGCGGACCCGTGATACGGTTCTGTAGACCGTCAAACTCTTTCGGGTTCGTAAGCGAATCACCCTTGATGAACTTCTTACCAATGTAGAGTGAAAGCGCCTTGACTTTCATCATTTCATGTGTAGCGCGGACGCCGACACCATGACGCTTCATAATCGCGCGGTCCACGTCGAGATCGCCACCAGCGATACGGAGCATTTCGACCTGGGGAACGACGATACCGCTAGACTCACTGAACCCTTCGTTCACGCCACGGAACGCCACGCCGGGAAGAACGCCTTCCTGCGTATAGTGATAAGCGCCACCGGGAACGTCAAGAAAAGGAAGAACGCGAAGAATTTCGCTCGACCGAGCGAACATCTCAATCACGCCCGAACGAACAACGTCGCCAGAATTAAGCTTGCTGGCTTCGAGAAGAGTTAATGCCATAATAGACCTCCAGAGGGAGTTGTTGTTTTCTGTTTTTTCCCACTCCCCCGGAGTGTCATTTCATCGGTCTTACCGAGCCGCAGAACGCGCGCGGGTAATACGTTCCTCAGGGGAAAGAGCCTGGAAAGCCTCCCTAGAGAGACCACCGTAAGCAGCATCACCCTGCTTAGTGCCGGCACCGCCGCCACTGGATTCCTTACCAAAGTACGGAGCAGTTTCAACCAACTTGGTTAACCACTCCTTTGGAGTCATCGGGCTTGCGCCGTCTGCTCCGTAAATGATAGTGTCGCCCTTCATGGGGACGATACCGTCATCTTTCACTCGGAACACCTGCTCTGCGCGGGAAATGATATCCCCCAGCGCAGCGGGGTTCGCGATACTGTCCTTAGCGACAACTGCTGCGGTGATATGCTCGCGCAATACCTGTCGCTCAAACTTTGCCTTCCACGACATACTCGCCGTTTCAGACGTATTTAGCTTGGTGCCCATTTCCGATAACTGCGTTTTTAACGACGCCGTTGCGGCCTCAAGCCTTGCTTCAACTTCTTTGGTGATTGCATCCGAGCCTTTAAGTTGCCCGTCTTTCACCTTCTGAGCAGTAGAGCGTAAATCGACAAGCTCAGCTTTAAACTTTTCTGGATCAGACCCAACAATAGCTGTAAGTGCTTCAACCGTAGCTTTTGCTGCGTCACGCTCCTGCGCAAATTTAATGTTGTTGTCACGGAATTCCGTAAGCTTTGCGTTAGGAACAACGTTAACAACAAACTTCCCGTCTGCTTGTTTAGCGTACTCCTTAAGACCGTCGGGAATCTGATCTAAAGAAGTAAAAGTAATATCAGGCATATTAGAACACCGTTCTGTTGGTGCCGCACCCTGCGGCGATATTTTTATGGTTAACACAATATTGTTGATTAGTCAACCACATTAAGTAAAAAAGAAGATTAATTCAGTAACGAAGCAGCGTGCCACATCGCGTCAACTTGCTCAGACGTCAGCCCAAGCAGTGTGGCGATTTCCTGAACGCGCGGATGATCCCGTCTGTACTCAAGACGGTACACCAGATCAATGTACGCTAGACGTCGTTCGATCTCATTAGGAATCACTTTCAGTGCTTCCATGATTACTGCTTCACCGAACCCTGAAATTTCCAACTGTTTTAGAAACTGTACAGGAGTAAGAACAGCGAATCCGTTAGCATCAACTGGGTGTAACTGTGCTTCAAGCGTTGCAACACGCGCAAGAGCAGCATCACGAGCGGCGTTGCTTGCAGCAATGGCCGCAGCGTGTTCGGCGTCAGAAGCAGCTTTGTCAATAGCGGCTTGTTCAGCCGCGTTTGTCAGGGCCTCTACCTGGGAGATAAGTGTTCCCTGAGACGGAAGGATGCCAGCAAGCGTAGTCGCGTTGACAGGCTCAGGAGGTTCCCGGTGTGTCTGGATAACCCGCGTCGCAACGCCTGACACCCAGCCGCTCCACGTGCCGCTGGTAGCGGTACGGTAATACACTTCACCAGTCAACAGTTTGTACGCCTTCTGGAGGACGTACTTTTTACCGTTGGTATTAGTTGTATACACAAATACGTAAAACGAACCTGTCGTAGGCCCGTTCACAGGGTCTTCAACAATAAAAGCGCGCCAGTCACGAACACTATTAAGGTCTAACCCGTCCCGCTCTTCGGGAACTTTGGACCAAAAAAGATCGATTGGATTGTCGCGGCTGTTAACCATAAGACCACACCTAAGACGCGTGGTTTGCTTCCTAGTGTGTGGTTAACATAATTAGTTAACACTGTCAACTCAATAAAGGCTGTCTTGGTGGTAGACAGCCTTCATTGATTACTTGAACAGGCTCTTAGACGTATTGGTGTACACCGCAACAAATTCCCGAGTAAGCCCGGTGACCTTGGCGCGTTCGCGGATCAGAGAGTTAGGCTCATCCTTGAAAAGCTCCTTAACCTCACTTGTCAACAACATCCGGTTCAGGGCGGCAAAAACACACACCAACGCCCCCATTGCCTGTTGGAGATCGGTTAAGACTTGGTTCAACATGACGTCAGCTTTGGGATCATACTTTGCGCGAATAATCGCAAAATCAACGCCAGTGATCTTTCGGAAGATAGCGTCAGCTTGACGTTCAATCTCGTCAGGTTCCTGGATTTTCACCTTCCCGCTGAGGATTTCATTCAGAACGTTAGGGAGAGGCTTCTGTTCGTCAGTCATTGGTGGCCTCCGCGCTAGCAGGAGGTTGGGCTGTGTTACGCGCGCCGTACAGGATGTACCCCAGTTCGCTGCCGATCTGAGTCAAGGAATAACCCATACCGCCGATGCGGCGCTTGACCCCATCATAGTCCTCTTTGCCCATAGCGGTTTCATACCTGTCGCGCATCTTCTCTTCATCAAGAATATGGAGGATAATTGCTACCCGGTTCAGGGCGTCCTTGAGGCCAACAATAAGCTCCCTCCCGACATCGACAACAGCCTGAGTCGGGTCAGGGTCATAGTTCGCGCGTGCGCTGGCGGTTGCAGCGTTCATTGATGTAACGAAAGCCGCTCGCGCCTCAGGAGACATATCCTGAATAACCTTGCGGTCGTTATCAGGGTTGCCGTTGAGATTGCGCAAGGCCTTCTGCACTTCAGCTTCGTGACTTTCACTCAAATTCATGTTCTTCGCTCCATAGCTTCAAATGCTGCCGAGATACCTGCGTTGACCAGCATAAAGTGCTCGACATTTCCTTTGTTGCTGGTTTCTAGTAATTGTGGAAGAAGCCCGCGTCTAGTGAGAGCTAACCACGTCAAGATAACGTCCGGTGTAGGTGCGTATTTCGGGTACATTTCAAGTAACAGAACTACTTGGTCCTTTTCACACGCCATTAAAACTTTAGGATACAGCTTCTTGTAAGACTTAGGATCAATACCAAAATCTTTTGTTCCCACAACTTCTACATCGTTACGCGATATAACTTCACCTACGGTTGGATGGAACCCAACAGTATCATAAAGCTCTGTCCTACGATCATAAATCGCGGTGCAAAAGTCGTTAAGATTTTTCATTGAACCCTCTAACTGTCGGTTGTGTTCTCGCGAACACAGCACGTAACAGAACAATAATAATCCCTACGGTGAAGCCGACGTAGAAGGGGTCTTTAACTGGAAAATGCACGAAGTCGCGCAGCGTCACCATGGTCTCGGGTGCGGCCCAAAACAAGATCGCGAAAATGACACCCCAAACGGCTCCGGCAAGTAGAACAAAACCTGCGAACGTAGCGATGGGAATAATGATCATTAGTAACGCCATAAGTAGCGCCATGATAAATAGCACCGTTCTCCAAAAAACGGCCTTCACTCCTTCCAACGCAACAGTAAATACCTGCTTGGTTTTATCCCAAAACTTTGCGATCATATATCACCCAATGAATGTTTGCTTCTTTGAACATCTGCTTAGCATCGCGCATAGCGTCTGCCCAGTGAATACGAGAGTCATCGTTAACAGAAACTACACTGCTCACCCCACTCTGACAAATCAGCTTGGCGCACTCGTTGCACGGAAACAACGGAACAACGTACAGCGTGCATCCTGCTAGGTCGCTCTTCGCGTTCAGGATGGCGTTCGCTTCCGCGTGGACCACAAACCTGTGCTTCGTCTGTCTGTCCGCATACCTGCTCTCATCATCAACAACCCCTCTAGGGAACCCGTTGTACCCTAATGAAACAATAGTGTTGTCGGCTCTAGCGATTACCGCGCCGACCTTGGTACTAGGGTCTTTTGACCACTGAGAAATGTGAGCGCACAGTTTCAGAAAGCGGGTGTCCCACTTCTCAAGTGTGCCTGTACGTTGGGTCATTTGGTGCCTTCTTGTATATCTGTGGTGGGCCTTTTTTAGGTATACGTAGTATGTAGTTGTTTGCACTCAACCACGCAATCAAATTCGCAAAAAACACGTCATACGGGTCAGCTTTTTGTGTGTCGTCCGTCATACTGAAGGAGGCAAGTAAGCCCCTCCCTTCCTATCATACGGAAGAAGAGCAACAAGGTAGGGGTCGCCTCCTTCCTTGTGTAGTTTGTCACGCTCGGCGGCTAACGACGCGGTAGCCTCCGACTTATCAGAAAAGGTAGACATAACTTGCTCAATGGTACGCGGGCGTGTAGCTGACACCCTACAAAGAGCAAGTATGCCTACCTTCCTAGCCATCAGGCGGCCTCGCGGGTACCGTCATAGGCACGGGAAGCCTTCACTGTCGTCATGAGGCGCCTAATAACGTCCTTGGTAGCAGCCGAAATAGACGCGGCTGACAGCATAAGAATAAGGCGCATCTTGACATCAATGTTGGGATCGCTGGCGAGAGAACGAAGAGACTGAACGACCGTAGTGGTCACATGCATCAAGTCAGCGATGCTATCCTTGATCTCCTGCTCCGTAGCAGGAAGGTGATCAATGACCGCACCGTCGAAGTCGTCACCAGACTCCCCGCTGAAAAGGGAGGTATAAATACGGTCACGTGCCGCCTGCGACTCAGCAATCATGCTGTCCACGTCCATACCGGCAGCGGTATTACGCATATCATCATTCATAACTCTACACTCCTACTATGAACGCCCAAAACAGGGCTGTGAATACCACCACCACGGCGGCACGAGAGGACCATAACGCGATTGTTTCTCTCATTCAAACGCCTTCAAAAACCTTAGTTAATTTTGGTCTTCGTCGCCGTTGGACGTGTCAGCTATCGCGTACGCCACTACCGTGCCTAAAAGAATGATAAAGATAGCCATAAGTACGACCTCTCCTTCACTCATCGGTTATCTCCAGAACCTGAAATTACGTTACGTGAGCGCCGTGACAGTAGCTTCTCCTTGTTGCGTGCGATGACGGTAGACAAAGGCACTCCCAACTGGTCAGCTTCCTGTGCAATGTACCAAAGAATGTCACCAAGCTCTAAGATAACCGTATCAACGAAGTCGTCGTAGTCAGGGTGCGTAAGATATGCTTTGTTGGTAATACCACGCGCCTTATCGCGAGCAAACTTTCCAACCTTTTCAGCAACTTCGCCTGCTTCTCCGTTAAGTTTCAAAGCGCAGTAAGCAATACCTGCGTCGTCTGGAAAAATAGCTGTTTCGCGGGTAAAGTCCTGGTACGCGTCAAAATCGTTCATGCTGTTTTCCTTTTTCTTTTGGTTTTTGACTCACGTTCTACAATCAAATCTTTACACAACGCACGCAATTCTTCGACACTATCCATAGTGTCGACAAGTTGGATACGCACGTGTAAAGGGACAACCTGCTCATGTATCGGCGGGTTGAACTCCAGAGACTTCGTTATTGACATCCCCAACTGGAACGCCGGGTCCTTCCACGCCATTCTCACCCCCGACAACAAAGTTGAATACGAAAGGACCACCGTATACACAAGTTCCGCGCCTGCGTCCAGTGGCATAAATCCAACATGAATCACAAACAACACACGAACCAGGGACTACTGTCTCGTCTGGTTTTTGACAATGCTGATTGCGTACAGGTTTAGAACGGGACCCTAACACTACCGAACTCCGACACCAAAGACGCCTTGGAAAACAGAGGGCGTAGCTGTTCATGGTACCAAACAAGTTCTTTAGCAGAGGAAGGTTCGAACGTCAAAAAGATATAGTCGTAATGCTTAACTGGAATAGGGGTAGTAGGATCAACAACAGTACCTTTGTCGGTAAAAAACTGTTGAATAGACACGCGTATATCAGGAGTACGTACTACAACCAACGCCGTTGGAGGCGTTGGTGTGTAGTATTCTGGAAAATAATCGTGCATATTATTGTCCGAATGCTCCTGTTGGCTTAGGTCTGTTTGCGTTTGCTTTTGCTGTAATAGCTGTCTGTTCCTTAGTTGCCTTCCGGTCAAGCGCGCTCTGCGCTGCCGTGAAGTCCTGCTCGACGTTGGTCAGGTCTTCGGCATCGCGACTCTTCGCGTCCGCGAACCCTTCGCTCCTGGCTTCAACGTCGGCGTTGTTCGGGAAGCTCTCCATGCTGTTCAGTAGACGCTTGAACTCATCAAGGTTCATCCAGTCGGGGATGACGCTCGACTTCCTGAGGTAGTGATAAACAATGTCAATCGGAATGACGCCGTCCTTGTACATGGCATGGATGGCTCGAAACTCGCGGGCGCCGACACCGTCGAACAAGAAGTCTTTATTGAATTCAATCCCTATCTTATCGGTGGAAGTCTGCGCGGTGTCAAGCATGGACGCCCACCAACGTAATAGCTTGGTAAACCCCTTGTCCAGATTCATAGTAATCTTAAGAAGGACAGACTGCTCGTTCCGCTCACTGATCTTCAACTGGTTGTCGCTTTCAGACACAGCCTGACCGCGAATACCCATCATACGGCCCCCAAGGGACGCCGCCTGTTGTTCTTTCACGTCGAGAGCCTCAACCAAGAACTTTAAGCCCTGTCCGTTCATTTCCAGGATACCGGGCTTAGCGCCTGATGGTGTTACCCACACACGCGCGGAACCGATCTCAAATTCAGCATCGGTTTCACCACTGCTTGCTGGGGCCTCGACGTGATAGATAGGAAAGCCTGTGTAGAAACGCCCATGCTCAAGAGCCGCATACGAGTTGTAGTGGCTAACATTAAGTCTGGCGATATCAAACATCGTAGGCTTTTCGATGTCAAGCGTACCTAACATCGGTCCAAAAATTTGGAATGGAATATAGTCAAGGGTGTTTCCACGCACTCGGGGAATTATCGTATCTGACAGGTACTCGTCAGAGATAGCCACTTCAACAATACTGGAAGGGTCCTTTGCTTTATAGATGCGCTGTCTATAAACACCGCTCTCTAGTGTCAGTACACGGTAGACAGGAGCCCAACTCGGTGCAAGGAGCCTAGGATCGCGGATAAGCTCGACCTCCCGAAGGACAATCTTAACAGGGACTAGCCTACCCTTAATTGTGGCCTCCTCCCAGTCCAAAATCTGCTCGGCAGTATAGAGCGTCATGTACGGACGGGGCTCAGTCGTAGACTCAGCGGGCATGTCAATCAATACACCAGCACGCCCCAGCTTAATCACTTCCTCCGCCGTCTCCATAGCAAAAGTGTCGAACGCGCGCCCGTCTTTAGTCATATCTTCCATCTTTTTACGCAGTTTGTCGGTAAAACCGTTGTACTGCGCCTGTCGGCGGAAGATGGCACCAGTCATAGCGCTTGCCGTACGCCCCGTGAAGTTATAGAAGGTTGCACGGGTCTTGAAGGCTTCATACTCGTCATTGTCCATACCGTCAAGCATGGGTAGATAAAGAGTACCTGCATCCTTAACGGCTTTCTCACCTTCACATACATCCCGGATCATCATCCACTCATCATACCAGTAAGCGTAGTCCGGGTGGACCCACTGTGGGTACGAGGTAAGACTACGAACCGCGCGCTGACGGGGAGTACCGATTGACGGAGGGGCCATGTTTTTAACCTTTTAACAACAGGTTGTGAACCTTTAACACATTTTTAACCTTGTGGAAAGAGGGAAGTTGCGAGCGGGTAAGCGGGCAGGGTATGGTCTTTTCAGCGCCGACAAAGACTACGCCCTACGAAAGACCTGCGATGAGGGGCAGGGGCGTTTTCTTACACTTCGTCTCATCTGAGTGTATAGGTAGCTAGGTGGGGGAGGGAGAAGTTGTACACTTCCTCTCCCACCGCCGGTTTAACAAGCAAGGAAAATTAACATGACACACACCTTCAAACCCGGTGATTTTGTAAGCTTAAAGTCTGAGAACCTGTCACGAGGATACGGTGTTACCGACAAAGCGGTTGCTGTTGTTGTTTCAACGCGAACGGACAATCCTTACAGGAGCAATGAACCCGTCAATGAAGACGAAATTAATTTGCACTGGCTCGCTCTCGAAAACGTTCCAGTAAATCAAAGCAACGGTAGCTATAGTGCTTGTGACTTCGTCATCGCAAAACAACATAAGACGTCATTTTTTAAGATTGGAGACGTGGTAAAGTATCGGCACGGCTTTCCCGGAGCATACTACGTTGTTGTTTACACGGACTGGGACCGTGAAGATGCCGACCTTGACTACAAAGAAAAAATGTCATCGGTTGTTGATGACCTGTCCGACGAACAGGAAAGAAAATACACAAAATATCCAGAATATATCTATGTCGTATGTCTTAACCCAAGTAGGGGCAGTGAATCGTGTTTTGGAGTATTCCCGGATGATCTAAAGCATGTGAATACTAGAGAAGAACTTATCAACAAGTTGGAAGAGTAACATGACACACAACTTCAAGCCCGGCGACTTTGTCAAATTCAAGAACTCCGCTACAGCCGCGTTTTATGGGGATAAACACAACTCTGTCGCTGTTGTCGTCGCTACAAGAGACGATAACCCTGGTAAAATCATCGCGCATTTTCCATTCACCGGAGACGACTACTTTCACATCGTATGGTTGAACAAAGACAACACTTTTTGCACGGACGGGCTGTGGGAAGCAAGCAAGTTTGTAGATGCCGACGCGGTAACAGGTATGAGTGACGTGGCGCCGTTCAACATTGGTGACATTGTTCGCATAAAGAACAAAGACCGTCTCTTCGTTGTCGTTTACACTGATTGGCACCGTGGGGATGCAAGTGGCAAGTTTACCGAGAACATGGAAAGCATCATTGATGACGAAGATGATGTGCAGGCATACTATCTTAACAAAAACCCTCAGTACGTGTACGTCGTCAGTGTCGACGCACCTACCGGGTTAGAGTCTTGTGGCGGATATTTGGCTGAGACCTTTACACTGGTGAAAACGCGCCAGGACATCGAAGAGTTTTGTAAGGGATAAAAACATGAGCACGCACGCTGTAAACATTGTTGAGATCGACAACATCAGCAAGCACGTCAACGCTGATCGCCTCGCCGTCGTGAACGTCGGCGGGTGGCAGTGTGTGGTTGGCGCCGATCAGTTCAAGGTCGGCGACAAGGCTGTTTATATCGAGCCGGACTACGTTGTCGACACGACGTGGCCAGAGTTCGCCTTCCTCGACAAGAAGGGTGAAGGTAAGCCTCACCGCCTCAAGGCGGTGAAGCTCCGTGGCGCTTTGTCGTTCGGTCTCCTTATCCCTTGCCCGCCTTCGCTGGCGACGCTGCCTGTCGGTACCAACGTCATGACTGACCTAGGCATCACCCGCTATGTTCCGCCTGTCCGTCCTGGCAACGTGTCCTTCGGGGACGCGCAGGAGTTACCCGCGTGCGATCACCCTTCAGTCCCGTCCCCCAAGTTCGATCTTGAGAACATTCAGCGCTACCCGGACATCATTCAACCCGGCGAACTGGTGTACGTTACTGAGAAGATCGACGGAGCAAACGCCCGTTACATGTGGCACAACGGGAAGATGTTCGTCGGCTCGCGCAACCGCTGGCTCAAGCCTGACAGCAACAACATCTGGACTAGGGTTTTACGTGAGAACCCTGAGATCGTAGAGTTCTGTAAAGATCACCCTGACAACGTTCTCTACGGTGAGATTTACGGGCCTGTCCAGGCCCTGAAATACGGCTTAACCGAACCCAAGTTCGCAGCTTTCGCACAGTTTGACTGTCGCACTGGCGAGTGGTTCAACGTGATTGACGAGCTTACGTTGCCGTGCGTCCCTATTTTTATGATGGGGCCGTACTCCAAGGACACTATTGAAAAAATTGCGGAGTGGAACAGCTTAGTTCCAACCGCTCCGCTTGGACATATGAGCGAAGGCGTAGTGATCACGCCTGTCGAGGAACGTCTCCACCCTGATATCGGGCGTGTGTCGTTGAAGTATATCTCGCAGCGGTATTGGCTGGACAAGAACACCTAACGGTGTAGGACAAAAACACATGAACTCTATCCTGTTATTCATTGCTGGTGGCGTTGTAGGCATCGTTGTGTTCTACATCGTGCTCATTGTTACTTTTATGCGCAACATGAGGTAACCATGAGAGAAGATATCCTAGCCGTCACGGTTTGGTCTGTGGTAGTGTTATTCCTGGTTGCGTGGTCAAACACGCAACACTGAGGATGGAGATGAACATGGGTGATATTTTCTTTATTCTTATCGTGATCGCTATCATTTTGTTCGTGATCGGCGGATGAACATGAAAAAATTCCTTTACGGCACAGCCTTTGCAGGTGTCATGTACTTCATCTGGCAAAATGTGTCCGTAAACGAAGATCAGCTAGTACTGTTTTGTATCATGTTCGTCTTTTTCATCCTCGCAGTCATAGGTGGCTAACATGCGTAATCTAAAGACCGGGCTCATTTTACTGGGCGTGCTCTGTCTCACGCTCCTCACTGTATTGGTAGCGGGATAAAATGTCAGTAGACACTATGGTAGGTCTGTTCAACTTACTCGCCTTCTTCATGTGGGTGATTGTTGGGTTGTACGTGTTTAAAGATCGAAACAAAACGAAGAGGTAACAAAAATGGGTGTAGACTATACGGCGTACGTTATGTACGGAGCCGAATTTCCGTACTCTGCTAAACTAGCCGAGCTTTGTGAACAACACGAGGACGACTACCCCGAGCTTGATTTCATCATTGATGGTATGTGCGGAAAATACATCATGATCGGTAAGTCGATCTGTGTAGGGTCTGACGGTGACACCTCTGACGGACCCACACGCCTGAACTTTGTTGGCACAAGACATAAAACAATACACGACCAAATTGAAAAACTTACAGGACTACAAGTAGAGTGTGATTACTACTTCGTAGGCCACTACTCGTAGACACACCGGACGGCCCAACTTTGCATCTTACGAAATGAACTTAGAGAAGAAGAGGCAACCAAAACATGATGATAGACAAAGTGACCGCGCTTTGGCGAACAACGTGGGAATGGAACAGGTGTAAGAACGCCCTTGGTCCCACTGATGACGTCGCCTGGGAAGAGTACCTTGATGGCTTGAAGACGTCGGAAGTGCTTAGAGAGCTTTCTTGGTACGCCGAGCTTCTACGAGAGGACAGCGGGGAGTAAAATCATGCGTACAATCCTAGTCTTTGCCTTCATCATAGTAGTTTGTTATATGCTAGCCAAGCCCGCTAACATGGCAACCCCGTCTGCGCCTGTGTTCGACCCGATTGCTGAGTGCAAGAAGCGCGACGGGAAGGTGGTATTACATGAGTACGTAAACACCCCGCACAACTACCTGGGTTTTCGGGCGTGCATCGTTGACGCTGATAAAATGTAGGTAAGCGGGCGTGGAAGGGACCGGTGATTTGGGGTAGGGGCTTGGGTCCCCTACCCCTATATATTTTTTTTTTTTTTTTTTTCAAATTACAAGGAGACAGGTGGTGGGCGGCGCGCGGCCCCACAACCTGGGGTGGCCTTGGGTCCCCTAGGGGTTGTAACGGGCAAGGGTAGTAAATTCGCAAGTATGATAAACAAAGCGTTACTATTCATGCACATATATCATATGTATTATGTTGTATATCATATTGATTACTTAGTTAATACATTACTAATGTATGTAGTATACTGATACAGTTAGTATGACTAACAACACACTAACAACGTATCATATTACTACTAATAAACCCTTCTTATTAGGGGTGCTCCCTACTCCTATCCGCTACCGTGGGTAGGGAGGAGTAGGGCAGCGCACACACATACACAAAAGCGTTTTCACAAGTAAATTAGAACAGTTCGTTACTTACACATGACACGCTCTCCCTGCGCCCTTAAGGCCTTGGTTACCTAACGGGATGAAACAAACGCCACAGTGTGCGTTGTGACGTATACACGCAAGCACTCGGGCTTGCGGGTATGACATGCGCGCTAGCCTACGCTATCAGGTAGGTCTAGCACGTTGTAAACCGAATGCACTTCCATAGAGTAGGAGTGCGCCCATGTGATAGCCTTAACATGGGCATTTTCCCTGCTGCTCGCTTCCACAACGCAGGCCCATGGGGAAAACACGCCGATGGCGCCTCGATTACGCACATACACCACAACAGCGAACTTTCTCATTTTGGCTCGTCCTCTTTCAAGTTTTTCCGGAAAGTGTTAAACGTCGTATGGGTGCGAGAATGTCAGACGATAAAGACGCCCTCCGTTAGTCGCCTTATTCGGACTAAGCGAAACCCGACACATTCCAAACGTGTAACCGTAGCCAGAGGGGAACGTGACTATCCAGTCAACGCGCCCCGTTGGAAGTTTAAAGTCGCTGACAGGCCAGCTATAAGCTGCAAGGCGCAATTGTGCTGCGGTGTACTCGATCATACGTGCCATCCTAAAGAGTTAGGCCAGATAGCCGAGGTGAATGGACGGGTTGTCTTGGTGCGCTATCTCGGCGCATGCTGACAGTGTTAGCGGGCATGGTCATGACGTGCACCATGTTGCTAGAGGGTGTGAATAAATAAGGCGGAGCATTTCGGCAACAAACCCCGCAAGTGAACAGGTTTTCGCACTCGCACTCTTGGCGTCGGGGCTTGGTCACGACGCGATCACCTCATAGCGGACGGCGCGAAAGGTCACGGGATGCGCCAGAACGGCGGCAGGAATGACAAGCTTGCGGACCACAGCGCCGCTACGATTGTGCACCTTGCACCACAACATGCGCTCCGGGTAATCCTCGGGGCGACCAAACGGCTTAAGCGTGCAGCGCTCGATCTGACTTCCGATCTGTACCAGCATTTGGGCATCTCCCGTTGCTTTGACTTGACCAGAATAGCGCCAAACTCTTAACAGAGAGTTACGATGTCCGGTTAACGCGAAAAATAGTAGAGTGAAAGGGGACATGGTTAAAAAAGGGTAAAAAATACCCATATACCCGGAGTTAAGGTTAATTTTTTACTCAAAATTAACAAGTGACAGCAATAAAATTGCTAAAAACTGTGTCAAAAAGATACAAAATTAACTCGGTCCTGAATTGTTGCAAATAGGACTTGACTTTTGTCAATTGTTTCAAAATGGGAATTAAGAGTTGCAGGTGAAAGTATTACAGGGGCTGTGCGCCCCTGTGACATTTTTGCAACAGTGGTAGCGATCAGCCCATGTAAAAGTAAATTTCGTTGCTGTGCTCCGTTGTGTAGGTGATCACGTAGACCTGCGGCGTCCCTTTGCACAAAACGGCTGTATCGTACAGAGGAACAACGTAAATATCCTCTGCTTTCGTCAACACCCTACCACCAAGGAATGTATCGCGCGCCGCATAAGCATCTCCCCACGAGGAATACTTCCACGCGTCAAGAATGGACGGCGAAAACTTGGCAGGGATTGGGGGACGCTCCATAGTCAGTGTATGTTGGATAAGGACCGCCATACCAAGCGAAAGCTCGGGGCACGCAGCACGAATTGCCTTGACCTGCTCAAGCCTGGAACTGCCTTCGAGCACCGCTTGCTTGACGGCCCACGCGCGGGCTTGGATATCAACGCCAGCAAGGTTATTGTTACCATAGTCTGCCATGTGATTTTCTCCTGTGGTATCAACCCCAACAAGGGAATTAGTGCCTCGCGTTTCTTTCGACATGTGATCTCTCCTATTACCAACGATGCTTGATGAGGGGAACGCCAAGCGTGCTCGCCCAACGTTCGGCGGTTGCTTCAAGCTCGGCAAGCACGTGCGCGTTAGGCTTGATGCGAATGATAGCACCAAACTCGTTGCCGACGTTCACAATGCTGCCATCACCAGCGGTGCACTGGACAGTCACCTTGTTTGTTTGGTGAATAAGGAGGACTTGGGCAGCTTTGGGCATGACGTTCGCTCCGCTGTTGATAGGAACACCATACAGGATAACACCTAACAACTCGTTACTGTTTAGCGGCTAAGGATGGGCGCACTATGGTGCCTTTTGGCGTTTTCACTAGGCACGGTTCAGGGGCCATGCTGTAGCCTATAGCAAGAACAGTGCCGGTATAGAGGCCCAACACAGCAAGAAGCACATACCCAAACCAAGAAGGTGTGGACGGCTCAGGCGTGAGTACAGTGTGCCGTTGAAGATATGGCGTGCTTTGATACGCGCCAGCATCAACGGGCGGAGAAAGGGTTGCGGACATCCGATTGCAGCCAATCAGTGATGCGCTGCCACACTGTGCGCTCGTTGCGAGCATTCAGTTTGCGGCGCATGCGGCGAAAGCAAGCTGCATCCTCGCGAGCGGTTGTCTCGTGCCAAACGAGATCGCGAGAATGAGCGACAAAAGGCTTTTTTCCGAAGGTCGGCATGGCGTTGTCTCCTGTTGATTTAGAGAAGCTACCACGCAGACCTTAAGAAAAAGTTACGCGGCGCGAAGCGTTGCAGGATCGCGGAAGCGGATAGAAACGCCGCTGACGCGCACACTGCACACACGGTCAAGCGTTACAGTGCGCCACGCTTGCTTAGCATGGTCCCAGCAACGCAGCATGTTAGGATTATTGGCGGCAAAAGTTGCCGACATACGCGCGCCAAGCTCCGAACCTACAACGCGGGCGCTGTTGTCCTTTGCGTGCTGGAAGGTGAGCTTGCGTAGCTCGCCTCTTTTCTTGACGAACACAACGGCTCCAAACTTGGAACCGGCGCCCCGGATAAGCTCACGAATGGTGCCGTTGATATCGTCGGCATTGATATTGACAACGCGGACCTTAGGCATGGGTTACACTCCTGACAAAGCCGGTTTTATCCTGTTTAGCTTTCCCCTTCGGGCGCAAACCGACGACAACGCCTTTGGGATCGGTGAAACGCAAATCATCCATATCGCCATCAAGCATGGGGAACGTTTTTCCCATGATCGTAAAAGTTGACGGCATTTCTTCGTTTTTCTTGATGTTGACAACAGCAGCAACATTCATCCCATTCGCAAGAGCGGCAAGCGCTTGCGCATCATTGTTTTCGGAAAGGGAGAACGTGAGTTTGTAGTTCTTCGGAATGTTGCGCCTATTAGGCAACTTTGTATAGTCGTAAAAGATCGTATCAGGGAAAGCATGCATGATGCTTCCAAAATGCTTTCCGTCACGAGTGCATGGCTCAATCTCAAAGCGGATATCGGAGGTAGCATTGAGACGAATGGCAGCAATCATTCCAAGCTTGTCTGCTTTGCACACAAGGGCAGTAATCTCGCGGACAAGCTGCGCCATGAACGCCGCGCGATCCTGGAAAAACAAACGCGTACGCTGCACGCGCGCCTTATGTTTGCGCTCCATTGCAATCGGATTGCCAGCCGTGTGCAAGCATGCTTTGCGACACCCTTTTGTGGACATCGGGCAAATGTTGTAACCGGATAGCTTTGCGGGCGCAAGGTGGAGTGGGGCCGACAAAAAGCCGTGTTGCATCCCCTTGGCCAGCTTCGGATTGGCGTTTGGCTTAGAAAGAAGGTTCATGGGTTATAGTCCCCGTTATTCTGATCTTCTGCGCCTAGACGGTACGCAATTAACATTGTGCGCCAATAAATATCAATAGTGCTTTGAGTGAGAGAGTATTTTTCCCTAAGAGTTTTTTCAAAGATTTGTCGTGCCGCAAAATAGTCACCAAACCGGCACTGTGCTTCGTGCATAGCGTCTATAAACACAGCAGTTAAAAAACGAACAACATTGTTGATTTCATCCTGCGATGCGTCCACAACACACTCCATAGCTTCCTCGCTTTAGTGACACCACACTAGACCACAACTCTTAACAAAACGTTAACAGCAAGACCTTGTTAGGGTGTTGGTTAATTTTTGGTTAACGGAGCGGCAGCCCCTGGTGTTAACCTTAATTTTTAACTCATTGGTAATATGAACAAAAAGTTAAAGAGTGTGCTTTTTAGGCACACTCCTTCCCTTGTGGCTTCTAGATCACACTGCGATAATTCAGAAAACCGCTTCCATGACTTGCGTCCCGACGCGGTCGAGTGCAACACGCTCGTTAGCGTTGGGAAGGTCGCGGGCAATCTCAGTAATGGCGCCAGCAATGGCCCACTGAGTACGTGGATTGCCGTACCAATCCTCACGCTTGGTGGCAAGGTCGATTGCCTGAAGCGCGCGACGCTTGCCAAGATGCGGGTTGCGCAGCCCAAGCAATGCGTCTAGGACTTCATCGGCGTTAGAGCCAAGCTCCACCGTGCGCATGTGCTCAATGCGAAGCTCATCATCAGTGGCGGAGGCCGACGCATACGCAACAAGCTGCGCCTCAATACCAGCCCACGCTCTTCCCTGCACTTCACCAACGTGGCGAATGCGCACTTCCTTGACGTCTTTCGCTCCCCACACGCGATGGTTGCCGCAGACGTATTCATAATAAAAAGTGGTGATGCCGAACGAACGCGCGCCGACTTCGCTATTCCACACAAAGAAACCTCGCGACAACCCGCCGCCGGGCAATGTCTCGAAAATGCGGCGGTCATTGTCCACCATGAAAGCGAACATATCCCGATCCGACAAATACAGCCCACGGCTGCCATCAAAAGCAGCGGGCGCCGGCTGGAACACGCCGCGCGACTCCACATCAAGAAGGCGCGCGGTAACGTCGCGGTTCCAAATGCGCGAGTATTTCTCAGTGGTGGCGCCGCGCAACGTGAGGCTATCACCGTCACGGTGCAAAAGCATCTGAGCCGTATCGGAGGGGGAAATGGCGGCCAAACCGTTATTGAGACATTGCGCCGCAAGAGGCGCGGGAAGCGTGGAAAGGTAGCCGGCGGGAGCCTCGGCAAAGCGCGCAATCTGCCCAAATGACCAATTGGTCAGCTTGGCAGGCTTCCCGGCATTGCCGACAAGCACGACATCATCGCCCGAAACTTCGGCCTTGAAGTCGCGAACATTGTGCACCGTCTCAACAGCGCAATTGTGATGGTGCAAAGCCATACGGTGCATGTCCATAACGGAGCTATACCGTTCATCAGGGGCGCGGGTTGCCCATTCACGGTGTGCACGCTCAAGAGTAGCCATGGGGTTTTCCTTTCCTCGGATTGTCGCCGCGACATTGCGTGACGGAAGGAGTAGACCACACTTGGAATGAAAAAAGAAGCGGCGAGCTGTTTTGTGGTAAATAAAAAGTTAACGCGAGAATGAGGGGGGCGTTAACCTTAATTCTTTACCTGTTGTTAACCTTAATTATTTACCCGGCGTTAACCTTAATTTTTTACACAAAAATAATCATTAACGTGAATTGATCTTAATTAATTTTAACTTTAGTTCCTGTCCCTAAATCGAAAAACCTCGCTCGTTCCCGTTTCCCATCCGGTCCCCTAGCCGATTCCCTTCGGTTTGCGGGCTTGGCGCTGGCGCTTTTTCTCGAAAACTTCACGCACCGCGCGCCCTACAGCGGGGCGCGTTACATTAAGTTGATCAGCAACAAAAACATTAAACGCATCGCGATTCGCACGGATGTTCTTAGGCACAGTGACGCGGAGTAACTTCAAGTCCAACAAGTACAGGACGAACATGTAAGCGGGCATGTTGCGGTTGCGTTTGTGGCGCGGAAAAATATCATCAATAGACATTGTCCCGTCGCCGTGCACACGTATAGTAATAACCTTGTTCCGTTTCCCTTCTACACGCACAACAAAAGTGCTGCCTTCAATACCGTAAATGAAGGTACCTTTTTCAACAAGGATGTTAAGGTATGCAATAAGTGTGGTAGCTTGTTCAAAAGCCCATTTGGTCTGCATTTTATACATAGCTATTTCCCGTTTAGCAAAATAACGCGCAATGGCAACTTTGATGCGGCTACGCACAACTTTTCTTTCTTCAAACTGATAACGCGCTCTAGCCATAAAAAATCCTGGGGAAACCCACCCTGCTCTGAATTTGAAAGGTACCAATAGCCTATCTTAAATTCTCATGGTACCAATCACCTCCGTCCGCCCTTGATGTTGGTACCTTTCAGCTTCTTGGTACCATACCTGCCAGACGAACGCGACCATTTGAGATACTGTGACGTGGAGTCCACTTGGTCCTTGTAAGTGGAGTCGGGGAAGCTTAACAGTTCGTGTTCATAATCGGCAAGCCAAGAAGCAAAACGTGGTAAATAAACCTGCCCTGCTTCAATTATAGGGAGGACACCGTCAAATCGGAACTCTTTAGACTTGTTGTCAACATTAATCTTAATGACAGGAGCCGGAGCATGCATGGCGCGTTGCTGAATGTATTGGGTACCCGCCCCTTGATCCTCAATCAGGATAGCGTTGGCGTCCCAACGCGCCGCCGTGCTTTCAATGGTTGTTACCATCTCCATAAATTCCATTTTCTTACGTACAACTTCAGCAAGATAATGGCGTTTATGAAAGTCCTCAATCCATACAGTAATAACCGTATAGGCAGCACGCGCTGTATCCTTGTTGGCACAGTCAACTGAAATTACGATACGTTTAATTTCGTTAGGCGTCCCTATCGGATTATAATTTGAAGGAGGCTGGTAACGAGATGGAAGTGCCGTGTAGCGTTGGAACCAACCAGATTTAACAGCGTTACCTTCAATGTCACGCGGTTGTCCTTTATACAACGCATACCAGTCATTACTCGGTAACGTCGCCTTCAGTTCCATCAGTTCGTCAACACTGTAGAACTCAGGCCACAACGCCTCCCCTATTCCGCGACCCATAGGGTCGTGTGCCATCTCTAATTCGTTTTCAACGATGGCAGGAAGGTTATAGATTTCCCACTTCAAACCTTTTTTCTGTTTATTAAGGCCCTCCACCAACCCGATAAGGTCTTCCGGGTGCCAGCGTGTAGCCACGATAAATAATGGACTGAAAGGTAATAGACGCGTTCTAAAATCAGTAAACAACCACGCGCCAACTTTCGCACGAATTGTGGGAGACTGGGCATCTTCACGACTTCCGAAAGGATCGTCGATACCACCAATGTGAGCACGATAACCTGCAATGCTTTGTCCAGCGCCTTTGGTGACGTATCCTCCTCTTCCACCGTCTAATCTCCAATTACCAGCGGCGCCTGACTTACCAGAAATATCAATATCAGGGAATACTTCTCTGTAACGCGGATCAGCGATGATGTCACGCACATATTTACCGAACTCATTCTCAGCAAACGCTTGAGAGTGCCCACCCTGCAAATAACGATGATTAGGATTCCTCCCAAGGTACCAAGCAGGGCCGTAACGTGAAAAGAATTTAGTTTTGGCGTGCCCAGGCGGCGTCGAGAAGCAAGCGCGCATGAGATCGCGCCTTTCCATTTCCATGTAGCGATCACAAAACCATTCATGGTGCGCAGCAGGCGGTTCCTCAGGCGTCATGTATTCGACAAAACACGACAAGTCGTAAGGCGCAGCATCCCGCAACTCTGACAAATATTCTTTTTGAGCTTCTTCCGCGAGATTACTTATCGTCGAAAGCTGGGTCGTCGGGTCCTGGGATTGACATATCGTCGCCAGTGTCTTCCGTTGATTCAACGGTAATGATAGGCCCCTCTTGATCCCCGTCTCTAAGACTGTCGTCCAGTCGTTTAGTGATTTGATTGAGGATCGAAACATTAACCTGCGGGACATTGTGATTTTCTGGATCACCGGGATTACGCTTATTAGCGTCCTTCTTGTTGCCTGCCGTATTTTTATCTTCTTGACCAGTGTACCCGAGTAAGTCAGCAATGAAACCTAACGCAGACAAGGCGTCTTTATACTTGGACGCTGTTTTAGCTGCATCAAGAATTTCTTTCGCTTGTAATAATACCCAGTCAACGTTGTAAAGCTTCTCCCGCTCCATACGCTTCAAAGCAAGTTCATCAGCCCGTTGTTCAACTAGGCGGGCAGACATAGCCGACTGTTGAATTTCCTTGACACGGGCAATAATGATTGGGTGTGTCGCTAGACGACTGGCATTTGTGGTTGCGTTACCAGAACTGGTGTATCCAGCAAGAGCGTACGCCTGCCTGTGTGTTTTGCCGGAGGCTAGCGCCTGACAGAACGCTTCGCGCTTTTCATTGATCACTAGCGTCTGATCGTGACCTGGAGCAGTCGCGAGCGCGTGATGCGTTCTATTAACATTCACGTCAGGCATGGTTCTCACCGAGAAAAAAGTGTAAACTGTCGTTTACCATAAACATAGTTAAAAAACAAGGACTAATATGCGTATACTATCCATCGATCCAGGTAAGAACGGGGCGCTTGTGTTGCTTGACCTATGCAACCTTACAATGAGGACGGAGAAGGTACCCCTAATCAAAAACAAAGGAGCCAAACCTGAAATCGACAAAAACATGTTGTATAAACACACCACAGACATGCTCGCTAACGCAGACTTCTTAGTGATCGAGGACGTACACTCAATGCCTCGTGATGGTGTGGTCAGCGCGTTCTCGTTCGGGTACTTCAACGGATTCATTGACGGGTGCCTCCAGGGCGCGCGCTGGCGGGCAAATGACCCGAGGGTGTACCGGACCCCACCCCAAGTCTGGAAGGCCGCCCTAGGCCTTCTCCGTGACAAATCCCTACCACAGAACAGGCAGGTGAAGGAGGCCAAGGAGAGAGCGATTAGACTTGCACATGCAATGTACCCACAGTGCGTTGATATCTTAGACACAGAGGGGAAGTGCGAGGCAACCTTGATCGGCTTCCATTGGCTAATGACCGATGGTCATCTCCATGCCCGCTTACCCCTGGTAGAGGGGGTAGAAGGAGGGGGGCTAAAAATAGACAAGAAGCTAGGGACGAAAGTGAAACCTCTGCCATGACCATGCCCGCTTGGCCTTAGAGAAGGCCTCTGTAAAAATAAACAAGAAACTAGGGGAGAAGGTAGTACCGAGGTAAAGGTACAACCATCACGTGCATAGTGAATATATGTTCGCGGCGCGCGGGCATAGAAAGGACTGGCAATGGTCAAGGGGGTAATAGGGTAATCGCTAGCGTTCTGTACGCTATATATATACGGGCCGTAAAATAATATATATATTCTTTTTATTTTACGAATATATATTCTTTTTTAAGAACTCACAGTACCACCGTATAGTGAACTACTCTGATTACCCCTTTACCCCCTAGTGCATTGATTGATTTTGCATAGTGTGGGGGTAATGGGGGTAATCCGATTACCCCAAATCATTTAGCCGAAACGGGCAAAACGATATTTGTTCATATTGTTGTGTCCGGTTGTCTTTACAAGCTTAAACAGTCCGTCCGTGCCGTCCTTCAATGCGAGCTTGAAGGTACGCTTGGTAACCTGCCTTCCAAGCCAGTGTCCAAGCCTTTTAGTTGTATCGGCGTCGTCCCTACCACTGACAGGGTACACGTCTTTGAGCTTGCTAGTCATGCGGTCGATACAGCGCAGCATAATATCCTTGGAGGTGAACGCTTCCTCCGTACCAAAGGTGTTGAACATATCCTGAACGGCTTCACTCTCTACTTTTGTATCGGCCCTCGCATTGGTAGTGAACGCTGTGTGGTTTGCCATGAACTTGAGGATGTCACTGTTGCCAAGCACCTTCGCTGACGTGATGAAAATGCCGCCCATGGTGTTCATGTAGGCATCAAACGAGTTGAGCGTCATATGCTTGACTGAGTGTACGGTACCGTCGATCTCAACGCCTGTGTCACGGTACTTGTCAGCCGTAACCATGCCCGCTAGCCCAAATTCCTCCGATCCTTTTACCCAAGCCTGGATGATCGTGTTACAGGCCCACACCAGTTCCTTCCTGTTTTCTCTTAACCACGCGGGCAGGTTGTAGTGCTTGAAGTCCTTCGCGCCACGGTCGAGTGCCGGGTCTGCCATGTTGGCGTCAAGGCGGATCGGTACGAAACGCCGTGACAGTTCATAAGTAAAACCCGCGTTATTTCCGGTCAGTACCCACGTGCTGTCGATTTCAAGGTCGGTCTGAGCACTCTGTCCGAGGATACGGTCCTCCCACCTGCCAGATGTGAGGAGGATCGCGAAGGCGCTACTCGTCACTGTCCGGTCAATGTTGTCGACAAAGACGTACGGTTTCCCGCCAATGATGGCGGCGGTGATGTTTTTGCGGAACTCGTCATCGCTCTGCGCCATAACCGTGCCCGTCGCCATTTCTCC